AGTGAAAATAGCAATCCAGCGCGCTCGGCGTCGCTTAGATGATTATATGCATGAATGTTACGTTGTTCATAATAGAATGTTTTTCTGTCTTCTTTGTTCTTCGAAATGTACAAAGACTGATACTGATCAACCACCTCAAGAAACTCTTTTTTGTTTGTTTTGATTTGTTTATAGATGTTAATGATATCTTCGTTATAATCGTTCACAAAGAACTCTGTGTTGGGATATTGATCAAAGATCCACATACAGACTGCACCAGTACCAAAAAACGGATCGACAAACCTATCAAACTTACTTCCTGGCCAGAAGTCTGATCCATACTTCGATTTCATTTTAGTCTTAGCACCAGCCCAACGAAAAAGTGGCTTCAAATCTTTCATCATATCTCCAATAGTGATAGTGTTTTATCCATAATAGAAACGATTTCATCTAAAGTAAAACCGTGCTCGGACATATGAAACTTAAAGTTTTTAGGATACATAATAGTATACTGAGAGGCCAATCTGCCTAATGGTCCATGTGGTACAACACCAGAGCCAGAACAAAACGTTACGTATTTGACATTCTGAGATTGCCATTTCGCAAAGTCTGCGTTTTTAACCCATCGCTCTTGAGCGTTTCCTCGCATGTCTTGTTTCTTTGCTTCGAATACTGCTACGAGTGTACCATCACTATTATACCAAGCACCACCATCTGGAGCAAAACCCATAACTTTATCTGTTTTGAATATCTCTATCTTCTTTTGCTTGCTCATACGTTTCACACACTTCAGGTGTGGATGATTCTTGGCAACGATATCGATAGCAAGCTTACATGTATTGTCTAGAGACTTAGACAGAGTATCAAAAGCTGTAGTACCAACTTGTATGCCTCGACTCATATCGAATCACCTTATATCTCATTTACTACATTACTGATAATATCAGAGTTGGAGATAATGTCAAGTGGTTTTTTGAGGTACCTCGCCTGGTTGCTGAGATTTAATCCATTGCTGACCGACTCGATTTTTCACTGGACCTGTAGCGATCTTGCGAATCGTTTTGTGAACACCGTGGAGAAGATCCTCGCTGGCATTATTGTTATCAACAATATGCATGTTCTCATTACCGAAGTGATGCTGAAAGTGGCCGATGTTGTCCTGGACTTGATTCCACATACGTTCAACGTGATGTGATGGCAATGATCGTTCACGCTCCATATTGCGCTGCTGAGCCACTGGAAGCGAGGTATTGACGAACACCATATGTGTATCGTATCCCTGATTGCGTAGCGCCTCCGACTGCGCCTTGATCTTGGCCGCATCTTTCCCAGTACCATCGATTACCATACCCAGCTTACCTTGTTGATATAGCTTCTGGCGCTTGTTGGTGAGGTCTTTTGCTTTTGCTCTGACTACATCACGTTCTGCTGTTTCATGTTCAGGCATAGTTGGATCCAAGCCATGTTCTTTCATGCCCTTCTCAAACAGATCATCTGAGTTGACCATTTTGAAGCCTAAACCGCCCATGGTTTTCTTTGTCACATAAGATTTGCCAGAACCAGGACCACCAGCAAGAAAGATTGCTTTTAGTTTTGCTGGATCATTAACGCCTTCTTCAAGGTCAACAAAGTCATTGAAACGTAGCATGGAAAATCCTATTGTTATGCTGTTGTAAACTTTTTGCCAGTACCAGCAGTACGCCCTGGCTTTAATGGCTTCTCGGTGTTCTTTTGACGTAACTCTGTCTGACCAGGCTGTTCTGGTTTGTTATAAGCCACGCGACCAATCGAAACTCTTTTCTTGAATCCAGGATAACCAGTCTTGTTGGTACCAATCAATCTGGCACTGCTCCTGTTCGGGTTGTGGTGCATGATAGCATCTTGCCCATAGTGTCTAGCGTGTGCTGACATATCACGCACCAGATGCTTTCCATGATCAGATCCTTCGCCTTTTGCATAGACTTGATACGAAGATTCTTTATCACCTTCCCAATGACCAGCAGCTTTGCGGTAGCTATAGCCTTGCTTTTTTAGTTTTGATTCTAAATCTGCATTACGCTTGTTGCGTTCTTCAGCCGACTGATTAGGTCTCTCTGTTGACATGGTAACAAAGTGTCTGCCAGATTGAGACATTTTGTGTACTCTAGCAAGGGGATTACCTTCTGTCAAGAAAGCATTAAACGATAGCATGAAAACTCCTGTTTTTTATATTTATATTATTTCTTATGCATGACAGCCATGGTCTGCTTCTGCTTCATTAGATCATCATAATCTTTTTCATAAGATTTTGATACAGAATCAGGAGATGCTTTCCAGTCGTTTCTGAGATTATAAACATCACGATCAGTGACATAGTTCTCATCATCTTTAGGATCAAGATGAACTGCTTCATCAGACTTAGGATCATATGCATGAACGTTAATGCTAGGATGCTTGGATGCTTTGTCCCAAACACGTCTAGCGCCATGGGATTGATTCCCTGACGCTAGTATTTTATTGTGATTTAAGATTAGATGTTGATATAGGTGTTCAGCACCTAAGGAGTCTTTGTTTGCATCTAGAAAGTCTACATGCTCTGCACCTTTGGTTCTATACTTTTTAGTAGATAGTGCTATGTTAACTTTGTTTGTTTTAGGGTCAACGACATAGTATGTGTTTTCTTTTGTGGACAATGGTTTTTGATATACGTGATGGCCATTCTTAAGGATTCCAATACGTTTGGCCTTTTTAGGTACATCTTTACCAAGTTCATCATGAAAAACATCGCCTACATTGACGCCATTTTGCATGACTTCTTGTAGACTTCTAATGTCTTTAAACCGAATCATGGAAACTCCTAAACATTGTTTAGAAGTATTTATATAAATAGATGTGGTTCACGATGTTGACGCATCTAACCACACTATCGCTAAACAGGAGCAACAGCATGTCTATTTATCTCTATGTCAAACAATGTCCCCACTGTGGGCTAAAGTATTTTGGTAAAACAGAACAAGATCCATATACTTACAACGGATCAGGAAAGATGTGGATTCCACACATCAAGAAACACAAAGTCACACCAAAAACAATAGAACTATATGAGTTTTCTGATAAAGAGGAAGCAAAAAAGTTTGCTATAAACTTTTCTAAAGAAAACAGAATAGTAGAATCTAAAGAGTGGTTCAATCTTGTTATAGAACAGTGTGACGGTGGAGACACCTCGGCTTCTCCAGCATTTCAACGATGGATTGATCAGATAGACATGGCTGGTGAAAAAAATCCTATGTATGGTAGATCAGCAATAACTGAACAAAATCTTCGTTGGTATACTAACGGTGAGAACAATCTATATCTTCCTGTCGGCACAGAGATGTTGGGTTATCGCCGAGGAAGAACTATAAAACATAGAAAACCACATACACAAGAACATAAAGACAAAATATCTAAAGCAAATACGGGAAAGAAAAGTGTAAATCAAAAAACGTGCATATCACCTGATGGAAATATATACGAATCTATCACACAAGCCGCAAACGCACATTCAATGACTGTATCGGCGTTCAGACATAAAATCGAACATAAAGAAAAACATTTGGGTTGGATTATTGTTTGACAATCTTATAAATGTCTTTCCAGTATTTTACCAAGACGGCTTTGCCTTTATAATCATGACTGTGTTCGTGTTCAACCAAAATACCTTTTAGACCAAGACTATCGCACAAATCGACGTTCTCTGGTTTGTCCTCGATGAAGTATATTCCGCTGCCCTTATAGGGAGCAAGTGCTTCATCTTTATCTGCGCCACATTCCAGGCAGACGACACTTTCAATCGCTTCGCCGAAGTACCGCTTCAGGTTTTGTTCACGAAGCCGAGCAGCGGCAGGATCCAGACTCAAGCTGGTAATGACGCGAATCTGTACGCCATGTTCTTCATAGAGTTTGCGAACGTATTTCACAGCATCCCGAAGAGGAGGCAGAAAGCCACATGCCGCACTTTCGTTGAAATCACGAACAAGTTGTTTGCTTACGACCTTTTCGATTCCATAGCGAAGATCAATGCCATAGGCATCGCTCCGAACGCGCTTGAACCCTTTGCGCTGCATCCACTGGTCGAAACCAAACTCCCAGTCTAGTAGCACACCGTCGCAATCGCTCAAAATCAACATTTCATTCCCAATCTCACTCGCTACATTTCTTACTATATATGATTCGATTTAAATGTCAAGCAGCAATGCGCAAAACATTGCCGCCAGGACCATTGATCGGGCGAGAAAGATTGACACGATCACCAGCAGACTGACCGCTGCGATATGCTGCACCATCACGAATAGTGGTACCACCATAGTTCTTCTTAAGACGCAAGCCAAGTTCACGATATGCCTGATTGACAACCTGATTCTTCAGAACAATCAAAGCATTGCTGCCGCCTCGTGCAGCTTTTTCTTCGCCGTTCATCTGAGCCTTCATTTCGTTCAGACGACGACCAATACGCATTGCCATACCAGTGGTAAACGAACTGGTAGCACCTTTCTTGCTATATGCTCCCTTATATTCAGGAGTCTTCTTGAACTTTGCCAGTTCAGTTGCCATAGCCGACAGGATAATATCATAAAGATACTTCACCATCAGCAGATCACTTTCTTGACCAAAGAAGCAATACTTCAGAGTAGCACCACGATTGGTCCACACCTTACAATCGGTAAAGCCAGCGATATCCGAGAGAGCGTAATAGACGCCGTTGCGGACCTTGCTGCCAATATCAATCTTCAAAGTGTCACAAACTTCATCACGAAGTTCGACCTCGTTCATGGACAGATTATATTGCGAGAGCAACTTACCCACCATGTTGATTGCGGTAAGTGCTTCTTCTTCCGAGCAGCCATTCTTGACGGTCTTAGCCGAGAGAGCGCGAATACGAGCCTTGATCTTGCTTTGGATATCAGTCATAACGAATCATTCCTTCTCACTGTCTATATTTTCATCATAAACGAATCGGGATAAATGTCAAGCGATCTTATCGCTCCAGAATGACATAATCACCAAAGTGACGATCAAAAACTTCCAGAAGGTTTTCGTAATCACCTTCCATCATTTCCGAAACAATAGCTTTACCATCAAGCCCGAGTTGCTTTGCATACTGGCGGGCATAACCCATGAGGACAAATGCGTTACCTTCAGGACCACTCAGGTCGATAACGATTTCAGACTTGGGTTGCTTCTCACGAATCATAACGTATCCTTTCGATTAATATTCAAGTTGTGCGCCAGGAGGTGGAAGTTCTGGATAATACCAATCGGGAACCAAAGCCCGCACCCAGACGCAATCAGATAGACGCTTTATCCAAACAAAATGATAACCTTCCATCATGAAGAAACTTTTTCGTGAACCATCGCGATGTGCTTACACTTACCACGAAAGTTGAAACCAATGCAATCACATACCCAACCACGTTCGACCATGGTTGTGTTATATTGCTTGCCTTTAGAGTTTACGTATGGCCAGGTGAAGCCAACCAGATGGTGTTTCTCACTGAAGTTAATACCATCAAGAGCAAGAGGTGTCCGATAGGGGCTAACACCAGGAACAAACATGATTAACGTTCCGCACAAGCAACAAAATCGTCCAAAAGATATTGGAGCCGATCAAGCTTGATCTGCAACCCGGCAATCCTTTCGCCAGTCAATCCTTCACGCTCTGCGGCTCGGAGAGTAGAATCCATTCCAGCGACCAACTTGCGCATCGCACCAATCAGGATTTGTTCATCATCATAAAACATAATCAAATCTCCTTACGCAGCCAACTTGTAGGGTTGATCCCACTTACCAGCATGAACATACGAGTACCAACCCACATCAAAGTAGTCGGTCATAATATCGCTGTTATCATGATTGCCGTCGTTCATAGCAACACGAAGTTCCTTCAAGAACTGAAGTTCCTTGCCTTGATAGTTGCTTTCCAGATGATAAAAGTGCATCTGACTATAACCGTCTTCATTCTGAGCGAACTTCAGAGGACCTTCTTTCAAGGTCAGAATCAGAGTGCTGTGATGGCGAACCGACAGACTACCCTTCATATTGTACTTCTTGAGGATTGCCTTGACCTTGGGAGCGATAGCAGCTTTCTTTTCCTGAGACATGTAAGCCATAACGAATCAACCCTTCTCTCTGTCTACTTTCTGATAATAACTGATTCGCGATAAAATGTCAAGTTTTATTTTTGATAAGAACGATGATCTTTGATGTGCCACTTTTCGATGATGTAACGGTCGTTATCAATCTCATCAACGACGATATACGCGACACCCTTTTTGACCAGAGCCATGCGAACCTGATCGCCTTCAGGACCAACGAACACCAAATGAGGATAGACAACATTACGACCAGTCTTGAGGTCGGGATGGAGAACCATCTCAGGGTTCATCTTGTACTCGAATGGGCGACCATATTCCTTTTCGCGAAAATAACCAACGACCGTATCCCACATTCCTTTTTTCACCGCTGCAAAAGCCATATCGAATCACTCCAAATCACTGACTACTCTTTAACCATAGACGATTCGGGATAAATGTCAAGCGGTCATCGCCTCATTTTAGAAATATCTTCCGCGTCTTCCTGACTGAAGACAGGTACCAGATTGCTCTTATGCATCGTGGCGATGCCGAGCAGCTTGTCGCCCGTATATGTGTTAGGCGCTTTGGCAAACGTCACACCGATGCCATCACCAGTCTCATACTTGGGCGCATTGCGAACGTATGTGGAAGCTTCCATACCAGTCTTAACGGTCTTTGTTTTGTATGCGGCATTGCCTTGTCGATATGCAACATACTCTTGGAACGTCTTGGTTTTTGATCCAAGCCGCTTCATCTGCTTGTTATAGTCTACCCAATCTTGAGCATACTTTGCAGTGTTTAGTTGCGGCTTACGCTTCTTAGTTGAGTTTGTGGTATAAGCAGGACCTAGGAGATGCATTGTCATATTAAGCAGCCATTCCTTTATATTCTTCCCAGATGATTCGTAATGCAGACTGTCCATCGTATCCGCATTCACCAACGAGAAGATCGAAATAATCATCAATCTTTGCAGCGTCATCGCCAGGCTGAAAATAGATGGTCCAGCCCGTTTCCGTTTCAGCAAGAACAATACCACCAGCCCAATCGTGGGTGAAAGTATATCCGCGACCGTACTTGTCTGCCATATTAAATCTCCTCAGCGATAAATGTTGCGCTTGGGTTCAACTTCAAACTCTTCTCGGCCGACGGTGCACCGATTGCCAGTCACTTCTTCATAGATCATGACTTCTTCCATCAGATTTCCAAGGTCAACACCTTTAGCAATGAAAGTCCCATTGTGATTACGAGCAACAAACATTTTCATGATTCGAATCTCTCTCACTGACTACTTTCTCAATGTACACGATTCGCCAAAAATGTCAACCACAAAAAATGCCCCCGAAGCCGAAACTCCGAGGGCATTCTCACTGGGGTGTGGTCTTCTATTTATTAGAAGCGGAGAGTGACCGTACCAGCCGCACCATTGTTCTTGACTGCGCCAAGATCGGTGTGGGTGTACTGAGCACCAACCGAAACATGACCAATGACGTTAACGTCAAGACCTGCGGTAGCGCGAAGACCCTGGAGATTGTGTGCTTCTAGATCACGGAGGTTGTCATAACCTAGACCAGCATACACTAGAGTATGTGGAGTTACTTCATAGCCAAGACGACCACCAACGTTAACATCGGTGCGGTCAAATACGTTGTCTAGACCAGCTTCAACGCCTACGGTAACAGGACCAACAAGCTTACTATCATAACCAGCTTCAACACCATAAGTGAATGAACGGTTTGATGGGATTGCAGTGATGTCCTGATAGCCGACAACGCCAGTTACACGAGGGCCGACAAAGCTGTCTGCCATTGCAGGAGTAGCAGCAACAGCGGTAAGAGCCGCGAGGGCAAACATAAGATTCTTCATTCAGTATTCTCCATTAAAATAAAACAATGTTATAACATTTGACAGTCGTTTAAGGTACAACTGACAGAACCTATCTCATTTATAGATTGCTTTTATGTGAACAGCAGTAAATCTGGCAGATAACCACTGGTTATAATAGTCATCTGACAGCAATGCATCTGTCTCTAAAATCATTTTAGTTTCATAATATGAAGCGGAAGACTTATTGTGACATAGACGTACTATCTCTCTAGAGAAGTTTTCTTTGCCTAGTTCTTCGACATCCGCTTTGAGTAAAGGAGAAGAACCATAATAGGTCTTCCAATCGCTAGGCTTGCGAATCTTCTTCTTCTTACCCTTTATAGTCTTATAGCCAGCAGAAGTCAAGTATTTTCTGCCAAGATATTTTCGACCAGTAACTTTGTTTGTGATCAGATAAACAAATGCAAAATGACCATCAGCCTGTGCATCAGTAAAGGGTTCCCCATCGTAGATCCATGGATTTTCATAATCCATTTAACTATCGAACTCTTCATCTTCGTCGTCTACTTCTTCTGGTGTGAACTGGCTATCAGCATCAACGCCACAAAATGGACAAAACTCAACTTGTATGCCTGGTTCTTTACTAATCAACTTGTATTCTGTTTCACAGACAGAACATTCGATCCAATCAATCATTTTGTTTACTCCGTTTTTTCACGAACTTGGAGAAGTCCTTTTCGTCTTCGTAGGGCGTGAGGTCTAGATTTGGTGGTGATAACTTGAGGTTTTCATGATCAAGTTTCTTGACGTATTTATCAACAAACTTATCGTATGCTCTCCAGTTTAGCCCATCCCCAACAACTGCATCATGCTCTACTGCTAACGCAATGTGATGGGCTTCTTGGTATCGAAGCCCAAACACATCTATCAAGGCCTTCTCCACTCTTTCGTGAACAAGGAGGTATTTTGTGATATCTGTACCATTAAAGTCAACATTCATGTGTCTATCAATGTAGATGTCTTTACTGTCTTTGGAATAACCAGCAACATAAGGAACATCATACTTGTTAATGATCTTCACGGTCCTACCAATCTCTTTTTGAAAGGCAGGATCGTGAAGCATTGTATGGACACGAAAACTATGAACTTTAGGTAGGGCCATTAATCAATCCAGATAAGTCTTGAAGGGTTTTGATGGAGTCATCTCTGTGGCAGACTTCGACATACTTATCAATGTCGGTAGACCACTGTTCTCCATCCCACCATTCAAAACCTTTGAACTGTGACTTGTAGATACCAATATTTCCATAGCCAGAACCAATGTAAAGATGATAATATCCCATCTTCTTGGCTAACTCTACTTCATATGCCACTAAGTGGCGTGAGATAGAAGCTTTTGGTTCTGAATAGTCCCATGCGGTAAACTGTGTTTCAAGCCCACCGTCATAAGTTGTCATCTTAGAAAATGCAACCAAGTCTCCTGCATTGTTATGCACAAGAATCCATGTTGCACGATCTAGATCGATTTCTATTGTATAAATGTCATCGAGGTTACGTCTGGCTGTAAACATACCGAATACGGTACCAACGTCTGACATATCCTCAATCGTTTCAACGTGGGTTACTTTATAACCCTTTAGTGGTTTAGTTTTCTTATCGAATAGATTGCAGTCGATGCGGACAGAACGTGAGTTATACCACTTTCTATCGTTAATCAACCAACCTTGTTCGAGGGCGTCCACTTCACGCGAGTTTTCCAGGTCTAGTTCTAAATCGTAAACTTGTAAATCGTATTGCGAAACATTACCAAAGATAGGGTGTATCTTGGTCTTCATTTCTGGGTATTAGCTCCTTACGAGTTTGTATGCATTACCTCCATCATCGTAAAAGCCAAGGACCAACTCAATAATAGTAAAACCGTATGCATTATATAAAGACAGAGCCACATCGTTCTCTACTCTACAGTGTAAAGTGAGAGGGGACCATGGTATAGTCTTATTATCGATATAGTGTTGTAAAAGCAGTTTAGAGTATCCTTGCCCGCGGTATTGTGGGGCAATCTCTAAAGTTTCTAGATATTCAGATTGATCTTGATCGTCATCATAGACATAACTTATATAGAAGCCTGCTATATCATCATTGATCTGAAGAACATTGACATTACAACCAAATGATTGGTAGTCTTCAAGTTCATCAATCGTAATCGTGTCTGTTTCAAATGAGGCTTTCTCTATCTCTATCATTCTAGGATAGTCAGCCTCGGTTGCTTCACGTATACTTATATAAGTTGTCATAGGGTAAAGTTAGAAAATGTCGTGTCCGTGATATCTTTTTTCACGCCACCAGAAACATAACTGGTAATCTCTGTTTCCTGGGGTGCTACTTGTACATCAGAACCACTAATCCATTTAGTAGTCCATGGTAGAGGATTAGGTCCTGACTTACCTGGAAGACCGATATTGCTCATACGCTTTGCTGCAATGTGATCTACATAGTCACACAGCAGTTGTTCATTTAGACCAATCATCGACCCCTGATGAAAGAGATAGCGTGCCCACCCCTTTTCTTGATCGATGACTCGGTGAAAGATAGCAGCACATTCATCCCGTGTCTCTTCCCGTATTCTCGCAAAGTCTTCATCCTCTTTCGGTAGTATCTTGAGGAGATTTTGAGTTGAGGCAAGATGAACGTTCTCGTCTCTGGCAATGAGTTTAATGATCTTAGCATTGCCTTCCATTTTCTTGACTTCAGCAAATGCCCAAGAGCAGGCGAATGAGACATAGAATCTAACTCCTTCTAGAGCATTGACAGCATTGAGACATAACCATAATGCTTTCTTGTGATCATATCGATACTTTGGCGTATAACCATATTGCGATTCTGGACAACCAAGTGTATTGTTTAGAGTAATCAAATCATCATAATACTTGCTGATATCCTCGGCACAGTCTAAGATTTCTGGGATGTCGAGCATCTCATCGAATACTCTACTTGGATCACTGTATACATTGCGAATGATGTGAGTGTACGATCTACTATGAATCGTCTCACTGAAAGCCCAAGTTTGGATCCAGGTCTCCAACTCTGGTAGCGAACACACAGGGAGGAAAGCAAGCGAAGGAGCCCGACCTTGTACAGAATCAAGTAGAATCTGACGCTTAAGGTTCGAGGTAAAAATGTGTTTCTCATGGTCATTTAGTGCCTTGAAGTCTTTGCCATCGCGAGACAGATCAACTTCTTCTGGTCGCCAGAAGAAACCGAGTTGTTTATCAGTTAGTTTTTCAAAGATTGGATAGCGTTGTTTGTCATATCTAGCGATGTTTACATTCTCACCAAAGAAGCAAGTCTGTTGTGTTGCGTCAAATCTGTTGTTATTAAAAACTGACATCGCTTTCGTCTATCCATTCTACTTGATTTGCAGGAAAAGTTTGTCGCCAAACATGAGTTTCATCTTTTAAAACAAAGTCAATTTTGGTGGAGTTTGAATAGTTCTTAGCTTCAACCACCTCGTAGACTTTGCCGTTCTCTTCCCATTTGTTATTATTTATTCGAATATATAGCATAACTAGACACTTTCAAACATGTGCTTTAGTGCAGAAGCATCCCACCAAGCATTGTGTCGAATAGCACCAGGTAGTGTAGTTGGATAAGCATCAACGCGCACCATATCAAAGATGATCCTAGGAACGGCAATCATCTCACCTGGACCAGTGATCATTGCCTGACAAAGATACTTGATGTCATCTGGCCAATCTGTAGTAATCACAGGGCATGGATCATCTCCGAAGAACTCTTTGATCATATGTGCGCCGCGATTGTCCAATAGAGAAGCAACTTGCATCTTAACGCCTTTGGGTACATTAATAATGACGGGCATAACATTTATAGCAACCCATGGATCAATCTCTTGGATTGTCTCATATTTGATATATAGGCTATGCCCGTCTTCACGTACCAAAGCTAGACTAAGTAGCTGCCCTCCGAAGCCGTTATATTCACAATCGAGCCAGTAACGCATAATATAAAAACTCCTTTGTATAAATAAGATGTGACTCGCGATATTCCAGTATCCAGCCACACTAACGCTAAACAGGAGCATCAGCTATGACTATTTATCTATATGTCAAACAATGTCCCCACTGTGGTCTAAAGTATTTCGGTAAGACCGTTAGCAAAGATCCTTACAAATATAAAGGATCTGGCACCATCTGGATGAGGCATATCAAGAAACATAATGTAGTTCCTTATACCATAGAAATGTACACATTTCAAGATAAAAATGAAGCAATAAACTTCGCTCTGTCTTTTTCCAAAGAACACAATATAGTTGAATCTAACGAGTGGGCAAATCTTGTCACAGAAAGAATCGACGGTGGATTTGAGCCAGGTAAACCACATACGCTAGAACATAGACTAAAAATAAGCAAAGGACTTTCAGGTAGAGTCCCCACAAAACAACACACCGACAATATCTGGATAACAAGAAAATCTCGTTACAAGAATGGTGTGACTGATGAGACCAGACAGCTAAGAAAGTCGTTATTTTCTGGATCAAAGAATCCAATGGCACAGAACTGGACATTACATTATAAAGATGGTCACCAAGTTCAAATCGATTGTCTAAAAACTTGGGCACTCAACAATGGATACAAATACAACACTTTATATATGAGGTGGTATAATCAAGACAAAGCTTTTCGTGATGGATTCAATATCACCAAAGATCAAATCTTACAGGAAGAGCAATCATCATCGGCCGAATCTTCAACGTCGATTTCTCCAGCGCCATCTGCTGTATTAAAATAGTATAGGTTTTTGCCTCCGAGTTTATAAAACATCAGCAAGTGCCCGATCATCTCTGATAGAGGAATCTTACCCTCTGGATAGTGAACTGGATTGTAGGAGGTGTTCACGGAGATAGCTTGATCAACAAACTTCTGTAGAACTGCCATGATCTTCAGATAACCCTCTGGTGACTTCTGGTCCCATAGCAACTCATACTTATTCTTTAGTTTCTTGATATCAGGAACAACCTGCTTTAGAACACCATCTTTACTCTGCTTGATTGATACCAACGCACGAGGAGGCTCAATACCATTCGTTGAGTTACTAATCTGTGCAGAAGTTTCAGCAGGCATTAATGCCATCAAAGTTGAGTTACGAATGCCGTATGAAGTAGCATAACGACGAACATAATCCCAATCCATATGATACACAGGTCCAGCCAGATCATCAACATCTTTCTTATAAGTGTCGATAGGAAGAATTGCTTGGCTGTATTTTGTTTCGTTTGTTTTGCCGCAAGGTCCAAACTCAAAAGCAAGATCAACAGAAGCCTTGATTAAGTAATAGGACCAAGCTTCAGCAAAACGATGCACAAGGTCAAGATCAGGATTAGAATAGGTTGATCCGTTCTTAGCGAGCCAATATGCAAAATTAATGATACCAACGCCAAGAGGCCGACGATTTCTAGTACCCTTTCGCGCTGCTTTAACAGGATAGTCTTGATAGTCAAGCAGAGCATCCAAAGCGCGGACAGCAATCGTGCAAGGCCGCTCGAAGTCTTCTGGTGATTTGATTTTACCCCAGTTGATCGCGGCAAGTGTGCATAATGATATTTCACCTTCTTCATCATTGATATCTTTCAGTGGTGTTGTAGGTAGTGTAATCTCACAACAAAGATTGCTCATCTTAACAGGAGCAGCATGTTTGATAAACGAACCATGATCATTGGCATGGTCAACGTTCATCAGATAGATTCGTCCTGTATCTTTTCGCTCTTGCATGAAGGCTGAGAATAGATCAATCGCAGGGACGGACTTCTTTCTGATTTTTGGATTGCGTTCGTATTTCTCATAGAGACTACGGAATTTATCAACATCCGTGAAGAAACATTTGTAGAGATCCGGCACATCAGAAGGCGAGAAGAGCGTGATTGTACCACCAGATAGAAGTCTTTCATACATCACCTTGTTGAACTGGACACCATAGTCCATATGCCGAATGCGATTGTCTTCTGTGCCCTTGTTATTTTTAAGAACTAAAAGGTCTTCTACTTCAAGATGCCAAAGAGGATAGTAGATGGTTGCTGCACCACCTCTTACGCCGCCTTGCGAACACGACTTAACAGCACTCTGAAAATGCTTCCAAAATGGCACAACGCCAGTATGAACAGCGTCGCCACCGCGAATGGGAGAGCCAATAGCCCTAATGAGGCCACCACCAATTCCGATTCCAGCCTTCTGAGAAACGTACTTAACGATTGCAGAGGAAGTAGCGTTGATAGAATCGAGAGAATCATCCGACTCAATAAGCACGCAAGAACTAAACTGACGCTGAGGAGAACGAACTCCAGCCATAATAGGAGTAGGCAAGCTAATATCAAATGTAGAGATAGCATCGTATAGTTCCTTTACCCACTTGATACGGTCTGTTTTATAGTTTTGAAACAATGTCATGGCGATCAACATGAATGCCATCTGAGGCGTTTCGTAGAACTGACCAGTAACACGATTCTTGATTAGATACTTACCACGAAACTGCTCCATTGCAGCATAGGTAAGAAGATTGTCACGATCATGGTCGATATAATCACCAAGTTCTGCCCATTCATCCCAAGAATACACCTTTGAAAGATTTCTATCATAATAACCTAGACTTTCAACTCTATCATGATGTTGCAATAAAGGCTTGGGATCATATCGACCATAAACTTCCTTACGCAACTGATAGTTGATTAGACGACCAGCAACGTATTGGTAGTTAGGTGTTTCTTCAGAGATAAGATCAGCCGCGGCTTTGATCAGCGTTTCTTGAATGTCTTTGGATGTGATGCCATTGTGAAACTGAATCTTTGTTTTGATTTCAAGTTCTGATACAGATACACCAGAAAGCCCTTCACACGCAAACTGACATACACGATGGAACTTGTTTAGGTCTAGAGGTTCTTTACTACCATCGCGTTTAGAAACATGGATCATGCATTATTACCTATTAAATGAATATTGTTGACTGTTCGCTGTAATGTTCAAAGTGTCCCAGTTTTGTACTCCTAGAGTCGAAACTCCAAGAGTATTACCTCTGAAGTAGTTGGCAACATCATTCATTTCTTCTTGAATGTCAATGCCTGATGTTTGACCTGTAGTAGTACCTATCTGTGTACCATTCGCTAGAAATACTGCTGAGTAACTTACTGACATTACTTATTCTCCTACATACGCTTGTATTCAGAATGTGAGTATTTCATCAACTCACGCTTTTCTTTTTCACTGAGTATGTATACTTCTTCCACCGCAGGTTGATCAAATGGAATACCAATCATATCAACACCAAACTTGGTTGTATACCTGAAACTATTAAAGTTTTTTGGATCAATCCTGAAGATTTTGCCGTTGTGTTTATAACTCGTATTGATCAATGCAGGTGATGTGACAACATAGAGGTCATCAACAGAACTACATTTCTTTAACTGACTTGGTCGGAAAGAAACACAGTTGCGCATTACGTATGGCTGCTCTGTCTTAACTTCTACTAGACGTTCACCATCGACTGTCATATCTTTTTGACGATCATAGTTGTCTAGAGACAACTCAACCACATGACCAGTACGACTCAACCAGTTAGAAACAATATTTTCACCAATCTTGCCTAGTATCACAATTCGTTCATTATGTGTCATTCTTCATTGCCTCCAAAATAGCAGGGAATCGCTCACCAATGATTTCCCAGCACTGTTCTGCTACGATACGATGTTCCTTCTGTGTTGCTTTGTCCATGCGAATCTGACAGTAGTGGACCCAACTACGAAGCGAACCAGACATGATCATAACAGACTCGGTAAGCCCTTCTGGTAGAACAGCACGAGCCTGTTCTTTAGCAATACCATTTTCGATTGCCCATTTGTATGCGCGTATAGCATCTGACCTGATTGATCTTTGCCAATCTTCCCATTCATTAGATAGTTCAATGTCATCCACATCAACACTATTCTGACGGTTCTTAGGATCCTGCAAACGCGCTTCGCGAGTAACGAACTTCAAGTCCTTAGTAGGATCAGCATATCGCTGGCTATACTCTTGAAACGAGAACGAACGATGGCGAAGAATCTGTCGGGCAATGTCGCGTGTGGTCTTAATCTCCATTGAGATATGGACCATTTCAAATGGGCTAAAGTGCTTATGTGTAATCAGATACTTCAGCAGCTTTGGTGCAGTCTCTGTGTTGTTCTGATTTGATGGATTCGATACACGGGCACACCATGCCACTAGTTCGGATGCATCTGTACAACCAGTATACTCATAATCAGGCTGAGTAATGCCTACAAGATTAACGCTGCTCATTTATAAATCCCATCCTTTAAAGCATACATCATAATAGCGCCAAACACTGTAAAAAAACCCCCAATCATTCCGAGAGGAACACCAATAAGCCACATCAACCAAATAGGAATAGTAATAGTCATTCCTTATCATCCTCCATAATGTTCTTGTAATATGCATCAGGCAATGAGTAGTATTCTACTACTGCTTCCATGCTTGCGAACGAAATGCGACCATTATCATCAACTATGACTTTACCGTCATTGTAAAGTCCTGGATACACACTCATACTTTCTTCCATTTCATAAGTTCAACACGAGCCTCTAGCCCGCTAAATGTTCGCTTCTCTAGGACGATTGTGATGTGTTCAACATCTGCTCCATTCAGAATCATGTCATTGATATCTTTGCCCTTGAACGTATCGTCCCATATCATTACACTATAACCCTTATCGATCATTTTGTCAAGACGTTTTACGATTTCTTTATTGCGAGGCTCATTATCAAGAACGTAAACAACGTCCACAAAGGATTGATCCAGAGTAACATCAGCACCGCCCATAGCAAGACTATTTGCCACAAAAAGTGAGTCGAGTGGTCCTTCAAAGCAGTATACCCTTTTGTTTTTATCAACAGTGTCAAGACCAAAGATTTTTGGCCTGTCATCCAGCATGATAGTTATATAGCGTAGATTTGACTTTGGATTAAAACTTCTACCCTGATAGCCAAACATGTTTCCGTCTTCATCAAGAAACGGAATGATCAGTCTAGGCTCATCTTGTTTCGTATCCAGCTTATCTGGAATCATGCTGTTAGTCCACTCCGCAAACTTGGTGCAGTAGAACAACTTTGCATGATGTTTGTTTTCGATCTTCCTAGAGAGTATATACTTCTTAGCAGGATGATCGTATGTCAGTTGAGATATCTTCTTCAACTTACGTAGAGGTGAACCAGACTTTAGAAAAGCTGGTGGTGTAAACCTAGCGATATCTTGTTTTGGTGGTTCTTTAGGGCGCATCTTCGCGCTGTCTTTGAACTTCTCCACGATATACTCTTGGTGTAGAGTAGTATCGATTTGCTTTAGAAAGTTGGAGAAGCCATGGGCAAGACCACAGTTGTAACACTTGAAGTATGTCTTGCCCTTGTGCTGAAACAGATAGGCACGGGCTTTGTATTTGTTCTTCTGCGAATCACCACAGAATGGGCATCTAAAGTTAGATACGTATGGTGAAGACTTCTTTACTTTAAAACGTTCTAGCCTGTTGGATAGAAGATTACAATACATAACATCTAGGTACAAGTCACTCATATTCATCCTATACATCTGAATCTACAGTTGTATAATACGCCAACCGTAGACCAATGTCAAGGGTTTTTTAGAGAAAAGGTGCCATAAATGGAATGAGTCCCATTTTGAAAAGAATAAAGCAAGCTATAACGCCTGTGGCAGTAAAGTACCACTTGTGTAGGTCTTGCTTGGTCTTGATTCCGTTTAACTCAGAATGCAGAGTATCGATTCGTTTGTTGGTTTCTTGGTGAAGAGAATAAAGGTCTTCGTCTGCTAGTGCATGTTGACCAAGTTTATGTTCATGTACAGCAAGCATTTCTTTTAATGAAATAGAAATATCTGTGAGTTTTTCCATAGTAACATCGATCTTATCGCAATAGCTTGACACTTGCGACACATCACGTTCTAGTATGGCAACTTTAGTTTCTAAGTCTGACATTGTATTCCTCTTATTTGCAGTGAGTCTGAACCCAGTCTATCAATGACGAATGATCAACATTAAGGTCATTATATGCTTGGATATCATCTAACCACAAATCGATCACTTGTTTTTCTGTTAACTTTGTTTGTGTTACCTTTGGCAAGTCACCGTGTTTTGCTGTGAAAGCAACAGGTGGATTGCAAGGATTAGTTACTATTACTGGTGGTCGTGCGGGCGCCGTTAAGCACGCCGATAACGGTAGCATCAACATCGCAGCTAGGAATGTCTTGTACTTCATGATCAACCACCTGTTTTGCCTGTATAACTTTTTGAACGATAATCTGCTTCTTGGTCTGTGCGGCCGCTAAAGCAGTTTGTTCGTCTGAAAGTTGTTTCTTCAAGTTATTTATTTGTATCGTTTGAGCATCTACCGTCGATTGGATCACAGCAGCATTGCATTGTGCCTTAGCTGCGTTGTATCCTTTATCATAAACATAGTTGTATCCAAGTACACCAATCAAGAGAGCAATACCATATGGGGCCAAAGACGTAAGAATACCAGAAGGTGAAAATCCCTTAACTGTACTCCAAAGATTTGACACAAAGTTAAGCACCGAATCCGCCCATGTTTACTCCACCCATTACACGTCTTTGCATCTGTGATGGACCTTTAGCGTATTCTTTCTGGCGATCAGCTTCTTTTTCTTGGTAGGTTTTTTGCTTTTTCCTGTACACTGGAGGCGATGCTGGCTTTCCTGTGTTGGGATCTATCACACTAGCAAGACCTGCGTCCACCACCGCTGGTGCCGCACCAGAAGTCTCGTTTAGATCGCTTCTGAAATCTCTAAACTTTTTCATTAGCAGTGCCACCTTCTTAGAGACATTGCTTTGCGTGTTGGGCGCCCCTTGTCGTCTTTCATAGGACCAGGCATGCCGCTCATTCGCGCACAGAATGACTTTCTGCGCTTGGCTGCTTTACCTTCTGGATTTAGTTCGCTTGGCTTCTTTGTAACGGCAGTATGAATGCCAAAGTGTTTAGCGCCCTTTGCTGTCAATCCAGCACCAGATTCGGTAGAGCGATAGTATCCCTTAGAGTCTGCGCCGCGCTCTACAAGAACATCTTCCTTGACGGGGACACAGTTAGGAACTTCTTTGCCATTCTTTTTCTTTTTGCCCACCATCTGATAACCCTTCCAGCAAGGATCATCTTTCATTTCACAAAAAGATGCAAAGCTTTCCATTATTCGTCGCCTGTTTCTTTGCCTGACATCATATAGTCAGCAGCAGCGTCTAACATGCCAGAGCCTTTAGCAATCTTTGTTTGTACCCAAGCAGGAAGATCACCTTCGCCTTTGAGCATCTTCAATAGATTTTCACAAGCGCGCTTTGCTGTTTCAAGTTCTGTACGAGCCATTTGGTACTCAACATCTTCCTTGACTTCTTTACTGCAACCACACTTCATTTCTTGACATGCTTTGCATGGCTTCTTTTTGACTTCTTCTTGAAGTTCTCTTAAGCTTTTCATATTGACTCTAGCCTCTTCTTGATGTATATATCAGACTCAATGTCTGTGTTTTTAATGTTTATACCTTGTAGCCCGATATTCACAACATGATCTGGCATATAGTTTAGAAGTTCAAGGAAGGGCTTCAACATTTCTTTGTATTCGTATAACTTGAAGAACAACATACGAGTGGCTGGTACTAAACCGAACACATTATAGATGACGATAATATGATTCAGTATCAGCCGCTCCCTCAAATCACCATTTTCAGAATAGATGTTGAATAGTCTTTTCAGATACTTGAATCTCTTCAAGTCATCATAAAACTCCACAGTGTCATAACATTGTGCATTTTCATAATGTTTAGCTGAATATAATAAAAAGTTTGTTTCATCAAGTTTTTCATGCATTATAAAAAAATCATTAAGCCGAGGTAATCGTTTGCCAAGCTGCTCCAGTATACAGACATAGTTTTGATAATGTTGTATCAAAAACAACAGTACCCGCAGCAGGTGTTAGTGCAGTCTTTTGTGTTGTTGTCATATTTGGGAAGCGAACGCCAGCAGTGGTTGATTGCACATCAAGAATAGTGCTTGTGCCTGGTGTTGTTGTTCCAATGGCAACTTTACCCGTCGATGTGATACGCATACGTTCATTGGCGGCTAGAGTACCACCAGTAAAGAAGTTGATGTAGTTTGTGCCACCACCATAAGATGCGGTACCGATTGAAAGATTTGTATTGCCTGTATATAGATATCCATCAGATGGACCATTGATAGTCCAGAATGATTCGCTGAATGTGGAACTACTGATACCCATATCAATGAAGTTGTTTCCAACTAGACCGTTATTATCATAAGCAGCAAAGTCGGATGATGCATTGACACCATTGTTGGCATTGGTGATGACGATATCAACAGAACTATTAGAACTACCAAAACCAGCAAGTGCGGATGGTGTACCAGCAACGTTTAGCCCACCGATCTGTACGTTTGCAGAAGTGTTGCCAATGTAAGTTGCGGTTGAGTTTGCTAAGAAGAAAGAACCAACAGTATAAGAGGATGCATTGACTACGCCAGCATATGTTGGTAGATATGATGCGATATTTGCACCAAGGGTGGAGTTTAGCTGATAAGAAGCAGCAGCAACTCCACCTAGATAACTTGCATTGTTTGAACTATAATAAGCAGTTTGTGCTAACAACACACTAGGAGTAATAGAATATGTCGTATTGGTACCGGCAGTATTCTGTACAATGATCATCAAGTCCTGTGTAGGATTTGTTGTCGTTGCAACAGGTAGTTGTGTAATCTTAATCGGACCATTTGACATATTCAAAACCCTAGTGTGTTGTTGTTATACTATTACTTATGAGTTAGGGAATGTACCATTATCAGCAGCGTTTTCAGATACATATGGTGAAGTACCAGTTAGAGCAACTAGTGTTTCAACGTATGTACGACCAGAACGACCACCAAGTGTCACGTTGACTGGTGCACCTGAAGATGCTGCACCAAATGAACCAGCAAACGTAATGCCTGTACCTGTACCTGTACCACCGCTCGAATTTGAGTAAGTGAATACTAGGTTAGCAGTTGTTAGACCGTTTGTGAACAATCCTGGGTTTGTGATCGTGATGTTTGAGTTTGCAACTGAAGTTGATGTTAGGTTTGCAGTAGCAGCAACAATCTGACCAGATGATGCCATAGAAGCACTAGCAACGTTGACGCTGTTGGTTACGACATATGTTCCAGCACCACCAGCAGTACCTGATAGCTGTGCAAGGATCTGTGTACCTGTAGCAACGCCTGTACCAGTGATGATATTGCCGACTGTGATCGTACCTGTTACTGATGATGCAGTTAGGATACCATTAGCAATAACACCAGTGAATGATGCGAGAGCAAAAGTAGCAGTGACAGTAACTTTGTCGCCAACAACATAGCCTGAAGGCGTACCGGTTGCTGTAACGTTAGCAACGTGTAGCTGATGCTGATAGGTTAGTGAAGCAACTGAAGTGTTGGTGAAACCAGCACCTGGATAAGCAAGTGCAACAGAAGCGATGTTAGCGCCTGAACCAGCAGCACCAGCGTTAGTTGTGATAATGCCGAGAGCATTAGCAGAACCACCAGATACGATGACTGTTTCGCCGTTAGCATAACCTGAAGTTGAAGTTGAGTTAACAGTGAATGTAGCAACTGGACCTGAACCGTAACGAACTTCTGTCCAACCAGCATGTTGGCTGTGGCCAAATACTGTTTGTTCATATGTTGAGAAGTTTACAGTGTTGCCAGTAGAAGAACCAGTCGCATAAGCGTTTGATGATAGTGTAACTGTAGTAGCGTTGACTGCAACAACCTTAGGAAGAACAGTTGACATTGTAACAGTAGCACCAGAAGCGCCGTTTGAGATTGAGTTACCGCTTAGAACGTAGTTACCGATACCGTTTGTGGCAGTTGATGAAACAACATAAGTGCCGTTTGCGATACCAAGAGTTGCGTTAGCAAGTAGTTCTTGACCAACAGCAAGTACTGGACCAGTGAATGCAGTAACGTTTAGAATGTTACCGTTTGAACCGATTGTACCATTTGAAATGGTGCCAGTGATTGTTGCAGTGTTTGTTGAAGTTGTACCATAAAGTGTTGGTAGTGTTGGTAGGTTATTACCAGAAGCAACCATACCTGGTGCAATCTTTGAGAAGAAGAATGTTGCTGATGCGTTTGTTAGTGGTGATACGCCACTTAGTAGAACAGCCGATGAGTTGATTACGTTAGCAACAGCAGCGTATGCGCCAGTGTTTGACCAAACGGGTGAACCGCCAGTCGTATTAGCAGCAGTACCATAGATTGCCATACCAGGAGCGATGTTTGAGGTCGATGTTAGATTGATCATGATCGCGTTACCCTGTGAAAGGGTGCCTGTCTGTGTATTTGCAAATGCTGGAGTTGGGTTGGTTAGAACGTTATTGCCAGCAATGGTGTTTGCAGTTACAGTAACATAGTTTGGAATATTCAACATATTGAATACGCCAAGTGCTTGATTGTTCTGGAATGCATTTGGTGTAGTGTTGTTGTATAGGTTATAACCAGTTACGTGGTTATATTCAAAAGTAATATTTGCACTAGCAGCAGTTGTACCTGAAAATGTCTGTGACATTTGAACTGCGGTTGAGTTGATGATACCTGTAACGATAGCACCAGATGATAGGTTAGCCAGCACAGTGTTTGAAATGACTAGCTGATTGACTGTAACACCTACAGTTGATGCCATTGAAGAGATGACATTACTACCTTGAGTAAATGTTCCAGTTGTAGTGACGTTAGCTTGCTGTGCATAAGCTTTATCTTTTGCAGTAATGCCATAAAACTTTGGTGCAGAGTTAGCTTGATCTGTTGATTTCCATAAAGACATTCGTATTCTCCTTGCGAGTTCTTTTTCTGATTATTTATCTATTTATGCAAATGAAACATGCTTGAAACGTAGTCAGATGGCTTCTCAACAAAGTCTGGGATTTGCACCACAGCAACATTAGCCGTTACTTTCACAACAGGAGGAGCCGATACCTTCAGATGCACCTCTTCTTGGTGTTTGATCTGAGGTACGGCTTCCTGCTTATTCGTGATAATGATATTATGTGCTATAATAGGCACTTATTTATCCTTGAATAGACCTGGATTGTTTCTACGAAATGTTTCTTCTTCAGCGATCTTCTTTAGATTCTGATTTTGTGACATGATATCACGAACAGCAGATTCGACAGCATGATAGCGCGAAGCAGCAGTGTAAGGTGTTACTACTGATTCGCGGATGGTTTCTTCTTTACTGAAAGACTTATTCATTGCAACTTCGGCATCTTTGGCAAACTTCTTTGCACCGATTGGAGTTGCTGTTTTATCTTTAGCACGATCTTGTCCTGCACGATCAAACTTGGTTTCTGGAGATTTGTCCATTTCTTCTAGTTCGGTTTCTTCTTTGGTTGAAATCTTTTTATAACGATCTGCCGCTCTTGCTGATCTACCGCCTTCAGCTTTTTCTTTTTCGTGGCTGTCGTTTGGTGTTCCATCATAAAACTTTTTAGGAGTATTTTTTAGCAAGTTTGCATTGAACTTTTCGTCCTTAGCGCGTTCACCAGCTTCATTCTTACCAAGACCAGGAACATATTTACGTAATGTTCTTGATTGGCCCATTTTGCGGACAATATCCATATTGTTTTCGTCAAGATCGGCAAGTTCATTCTCAACTAGACGATCAATATCTGACTCGTCAAAGATACCTTCTTCAAGTGCATCTGCAAACTGGTCCATCAACTCTTCCTTACGAAGCATCTTGAAGTCCTCAGCGTCTAGCTTATCATTGTGATTCTTGTCAAGCTTCTTCTGCTTGCCGATTAGCTTCTTTTCTTCTAGTTCGGCTTCTTCTTTGGCGGTAACTTTCTTTTTGAGTTTATTGCCAATCTCACCAATCTTGTTGATGCCTTTAGCAAGTGCAGTACCAGCAGTACCACCTGCAACAGCGCCACCAGCAGCACCTAGAGTTGCTCCGCCTTTGATGGCCATTGGATCATGATGTACATGCGGCGCCGCAGCCATACCACCAGCAACTGCACCTAGTGCGCCGCCTGCTAGTGCGCCTTTAATGCCCCATTTTGTAGGATCCAACTTTTCATCAAGTGTACGGAACTTGTTTGATGAACTTACACCCCAAAGTGGCGCTTTTGTTTCTTCGGACATTACTTCTTCCCCTAATGCTGATTTGTGTTCTTCATGTGATTTACGAATCTTGGCTTGAAATGCTTCTTTATCCGCAGGCTTTGGTAGACTATTATAGTGATCTAATGTCTTTGATGCCATAGAGCCTGAAACGTGATGTGTCTTACCATTCTCATACTTGATGTCTTGACCACCAGTCTGATTGGTAGAAGCTTGTCTTAGTCTGTTGATGATGTGTTCTGATGGCGCATGTTGCTCTGGCGGTAGGACACCATTCTTGCGAAGTCTGCGAATGCGATCCATATGCTCTGGATTGTCATGATACAACTTTTCTTTATTGTTAGGATTGACAGTGTAGCCAAGATCCTTCTTTGGTCGACCACGTGCTTCGTCTAGTTCTACTTCTTCTGCCATTTCTTTATCCATTACTTTTGATTTCTTTAAAACATCCAGAATAAGAGGAGCCTTCAATGCATTGTGGCGAGGAACAACAAGTCTCTGTGTTGATCTTGGATGAACATATACTTCATGATCGCCAGAACCACCACTTGACTTTGGTGTCCAGCCTTTCTTCTTGATGTGTGAAACTAGCGCACGACGATCCATATTAGCACCAGCCATTTCGTCTAGTTCAGTTTCTTCTTTCTTGATGTTATTTTTAGAAGATTTCACTTTTGTGATATTTTCAATATCAGAGATTGTAAACTTTCCTGGACCATCAGTTCTGGCTGGAAATAAAGACATGAAATCTTTCTTTGGCTTTTCTTCATCGACCTGCTCAATATCTTCTGAAATGCCAGCATGACGCATAGCAGAATCTTTAAACTCTGCACCAAACGTCTTTACCTTACCGTGCTTGTTCATTGCATCCCAAGCATTTGGATTTGTCTTGCTCTTTCTCACATATGGTGTGTTGTTTGATTCTTCAACTTCTTCACCGTGAACCTTATAAGATGCAGCAACAGCCTGTTTCACTCGCTCGGCCTTACTCTTGCCCGCGAACTTTGGATTCTTTGATTTCACAAAGTCATGAATGATTTCAGATGTTGGTGTATCTTTATTGATTGGCATCGGGCGCTCCTACAGGATTCTTTTCTGTATTTATAAAAACTGATTACATCACTTATATAAGTATTGATGTCTGTCACGATACTGGAAATATCCACAGACTCTAACGCTTATAAGGAGCATCAGCATGAATATTTATCGCAGAATCTGGACTCGTCATTTCGGTCCCATTCCTAAAGATGAGAATGGTAGATCATACGAGATTCATCATATAGACGGCAATCGTAAGAACAACGATATTTCCAACTTAGTTTGCATAACGATACAAGAACACTATAACATACATTATTCTCAAAACGATTGGGCAGCCTGTTTACGTATCTCACAGAGAATGTCCATTAGTGCAGAAGAAAAGTCTAACTTGGCCAAGCTTGTTCAAACAAAAAGGCTTGAAGATGGTACACATCCTTTTTTGGATAAAGAAAATCATAAAAGATGGAATAAAGAAAAGATTCAAAATGGAACACACAACTTTTTAGGTGGTGAAGTTCAAAGAAAACGTATAGAAGAAGGAACTCACCACTTTCTAGGAAGCGATATAAACAACAAAAGAGTAGAAGAAGGCACACATCCATTTCTAGGTGGTGAAATACAGAGACAATCTAATAAAAAAAGAGTAGAAAATGGAACACACCATTTATTGGGTGGTGAAATGAACCGTAAAAGATTCAAAGATGGAACTCATCCGTTTCTGAAGAAAAAAGAATGTCCTCATTGTTTAAACTATCTCGATCCTGGTAACTTTGCAAAACATCATGGCGATAAGTGTAAAATGAAGATCAGATCGTAGATATGGTTGCCTTTAACATCCAAGATAGTTTATTGTGTTTGTCAACCAAATCTTGAAGGAAGTTGCTGATTCCTATTTCACCAGCAAGTTCAGCCGCATGATATGCAGTTTCTAGAGATTGTGTAAGTATTAGATTATCTTCGTGCAGTGTTTCAAACATTCTTTGGCTAGAAGGAACAGTAAGTGCATCATCAATATTAGTTAACTCTATAAACCGAGTAAAGGATGCTGGTGTGTATTCGTTTAGTGTTCTGATCTTTTCACCGATAGAATCAAACTCTTCGAATACTTGAGTGTATATCTTTTCTAGAAATGTGTGATATTCATAGAAGTTGTTTCCTATTACATTAAAGTGATAGTTGTGTGACTTTAAATAAAACGCAAAAGCATCTGCTAATGCTACTTTCAAAGAATCTATCAGTGTTGTCATTGTTGTTCCTTTACATATCTGCCGTCGGGTGTTTTGGTTACTTTACCATCTTTGATAGAAACCCAACCGATAATCGAGTAGCCTCTTTCTTTCCAGTCGGGTGCTTGCGAAAGTAGGGTCTTATTATATATGACGACAAACTGTTTAACGTGTGCTTGTTGGTAGTCTCTATAAGAGAGAACATATGCACGATCATCTGGATTGGTTTGCTCTGAAGCCATCTTCGAAGCCGCATTGAATGCGCCGTTTCTGTCATTGTACATAAGAGAAGGATTCTTTAACACATCCTGTTTAGGTTGTGGTTGCCCTTGCTGGCCTTGTGGACCAGCAGGAATAGAAGCAACTTCACTTTCCTCGATGATGTATCCTAGATATGTTTTCATTACATTTCCTGTTTCTATTATTTATACTTCTAGTTAGGCATACTGAATACGTATAGCAGGAACATATACCGTATTTGAAATACCTGGAAGTGTATTGGTAACTAAAGAAGTTTTTGCTCTTTCTCATTCATTATTAATGCCCTGAACTTCCACTTTTACCAGGTGGTAATGATTTAATAGAACCGTCTGCCATACGAATAGGAACTTTTGATGAAAACACTTTCTTGCGTTTCCCTGTGGTTCCAAGTGATACTTCGATTTCCTCTTTGACTGCCTTTTTCTTGGCTTTGCGCTTCTCATTGCTGATGGCTGAGTCAATCGTCAATGGCTGTCCGATAGTACCAGTATTTATTTCGTCTTGATTTGGGCTTGCATCAGTTGCACCAGAGATGCCATCGAAACCCATTTCAGAAAAAAGCGATTCTTTCATCGCCTTGAATGTCTTGGCTTTCTTGTATCCTTTAGAGTTTGCATTCTTTGCTAGTGTATAGTTCTGACCACCACTAGCAGAAGCACCTGGGTCACCAGCATTCTCTGCTCCCCAACCACCTGAAGTGCCTTCACCGCCAATGCCTTCTTCATCGACATAAGCTTTTACCAACTTCATGGCTTTGCGGCGCTTCAGTTGCTTTGTGTTATCTTTTGATTCCAAGTCTTTGTCTAGACCAATAGGCTTATCATCTGCACCAGCACGATCAAAAGGAATGTTATAGCGGGCACTTTCGTATGGATTTGTAGTCACGCCTGTTGTATCTCCTTGACTTTGACTGTTACCGCCAAAAGTAGCATTCAGCCCCATGATCTGTTTATCTTTGTAGTTTGGTGCTTTCTTGTACTTCTTTGGCTTCGCTTCTTCGAATGCAAATCTATCTTTAGATCCTGCATTCTGTGGATTATGTGGTTTTGCAGGATTAGTTCTAGAACGAGCGGCATTGACAAAGTTCTGTTTATGAATCTTTAAAGCATGTTGTTGATCTTTAAGATGTTTTTCCACAGCATCAGCTTTAGTTGGTTGTGCGCCGTATGGACGATCTGCTCGAATATCTGTACCTGTTATTTTCTTTTTAATAGAACGCTCTTGTTTAGTTGCTGCCATCGCAGGTTCAGAAACGCGAGGTTTGCTTTGAAAGCCAGGATTATTACCAACAGAACCAGTCTTCAGAACATGAGGTAGCTTAGGCTTGAATGCTCTTGGATCCATGATTAATACTTTCTTCTATGTACCAAGCATCCTGTTCTACCACAGATATCACAGTCTTCCATGCTTTCTTTGAGACCCTTCTTGCCTTTACCCGCAGCCATACCTTCGCGAACGTCATTATACATTTTCGTTCTTTGTTCTGGCTTCATTGCAGATGGCGCACCAGCTTCAAACTCTTTCTGGCGACCAGCACCAGCGTGGGCGCGCATGACCGATGCAGAGATACCTGCAACGCCTTCAGCGTCTGGATCGCGATCACCAGACGAATGGATAGAGACTTTCTTGAAGTTGTAGTACCCATGTGGACCATGAATACCGTTGTACTGATCTATTAAACTCTGATATGCAGGAATACGATCAGAACCAGCAACTAGATGTAGATCAGTAACACCATTCTCGTGTATTTTTGATAAGTGGTGCATTAGTGTAGGATGCTCTTTATCTGTTACAGAAGTATTCACATCAGGGAAAGCAGCCTTAGCATGTTCTTCCTTTTGTGCTGGTGTCAATGGGTTCTTCTTTGGATCTTGTGATCGTGTAAGAACCATCGATGATGTGCCACCATTCTTCTTTGCTGTTTTCTTGACAACATCATATGCTGCTTCATGCCCAGCATGTGGTGGATTTGCACGACCCCAGAACAGTGTGTGATGCTTGCGAAACATATCAGGATCAGCAGCTTCGGTACGAAGTTGAACGTCTGGATTGATTAGAATCTGATTTGGCTGAGAACCAGTCATAGTTGCACCAGCTTGAATAGCAGACTGTGTGCCCTTGGCAGCTTCGATTCTCTTTGTAATCTTATCGTAAAAATCGCCCATGTTATGATACCATCTTTGCTAGTTTAGGGGAAGCCTTGAGGATGGCACTTCTTGCACGATTCGCTTGACTGAAGCCACCTTCACCACGATCAACGATCTTTAGCCCGTTTGAAACGAAACCTTCTGGTCCAGTTTCTTTGCCTTCAATCGCGTGCCCATATCCGCCATGTGCAGACTTGGCCAATGCTCTTGCTAGAATGTTGGTAGCATTTTGAACGTGCCCATGAATCTTTAGCGACTTACCAAAAGACTTTGCATTCTCTTCAACGTGTTTCATTGCAGCATCGCGTTCGGCTGTCTTAGCTTCTTTGGTCTTTTGCATCTTAACAGCATCGATTTTCTTTTGATGAGAACGACCAAGATGCTCTTTATATCCTTCAACCGTAGGCTCTTCACCAGACGATACTGTTGAGTTGATATAAGTGCGAAGTGGAATCTCGTGACCAGCTAAATGATCATAGGTGTGGTTCTTCATTAGCTTTTCAGCGCGGTCTAGATGTGTCAATGCTTGACGCTTTGCAACAGGATCAATGCCATGTTGTTCATCGTGTGATACTAGATGACTCACCATGTGAACGTCTGGATGCTCTTTAAACTCAGAAAGGTCCGTAACAGGATGTGCTTCCCTGTTCGGACCTGTAAGTTCGCTGTGAATAACTGTAGAGACTTTAGAGTTGCGAAGCTTTTGCCCCTCTTTCGTGTCTGTTGGTACAGAATATTCGATTGTGTTTGGTTGATGTGAGATACGACCATTTGAGATTGTTCTCATTGATGGATCGCTCATATAACCACCCTGCCACTCGCCTGGACGATCAGGTAGGACTTTTGGTAGATGCTCTAGTAGTAGCTTCAGAGGATGAGCAAGATATGGCTTGTGCCCATGCTGTGTATCGACATCTTCGCTGGTGAAGTTGTAATGCGAACCTTTGCCCTTGTATTTCACACCAACGCGACCGTCAGGCGTCTTTACTACTTGATACGACATCTTATCGTCAAGCTTGCGTGAGATTGGAGCAGTTCCTGTTGCTGCACCACGTAGCGTGTCTACCGCATGTTTTGCTGCTTCTGGTCCATCGAAAGTTCTGTCTGAAGGATGCTCAATATGCAAAATCCCACCAGCATGTTCGACATCTTCTGATAAGAATGATAGGAAGTTAATCATCATTGCGCCTTGATTGTTAGTTTGTTGTTGTATTTATATTATCTAGGCAACTGGATTTCGTAGTTGATCATACCCTGTTTCGCTTCTATATCATCAATAGCAGCTTTAGACCCGATCACCTTGATGATCGAGTTGCCACTATTCACAAACTTGTAATATACTTTACCAGACTTCCATGCATTGATGTCTAGATTTGCCTGCCAGAAGTTCTTTCCTGCAAGAATATCAAGCATTGCTTGTACCGAAGCACTATCTCGATTCAACTGATCTGCTATTGTACGACAGAAAAACGCTGTAACAGACATCGGCAGCTTGTCAACGATTTTCTTGTCAACGCCTGGATATTTTCGTATTGCTTCTAAAACAGCAGAAGCATCTTTACTCAACCCATCTACGCTTTTCTTTGTTTTTAGTTCTGTGAATATCCCATACGTATTTGAGATGTTCAGTTTAAGAACTTTGGTTATGCCATAGTGATAGAGTATTTCTTTAGCACCACGTCTTTGCTCTAGCATTTGTGATGTGACACCAACACTTCTAGCAGACTCACACATTCCTTTAAGAACACTATTTGGTAGTTTGCTAGAGTATTTTATTGCCTTTGGAAGAAGGTTAGCAAAGAGTGATGCTTTAGCACCAACACCATACTTGCTTGATATGGGAACAATCTTTCCATCTTGCATCAAAAGAAAACTATCAACACCAGCAAAAGTGGGATCAACAGGAATACAAAACTCTACAGGAGATCCTTCGTAGATTTTTCTATTAAAACCAGATTCATTTTTGCTAAGTGCCAGAAGTCCTACAATAAGTTCACCAGCATATTTGCCTAACTGATCGACTTCATTCTGTGCAACTTCACTTGTCCATTTGATTTCTGTGTATTTTTTACTCTTTGCATAGTTTTCAAATACGTCTTCAATACCCTCTGACACATTCTTGTTGTCTTTGAGGCCTTTGACTATAGAGGCAATCAATGTATCTGCACTAGTAAAGCTTTTCACTTTTATCTTTTGGCCAGAGAAGTCTATCTCTTTTGATTGTCCAAGCGATATTAGTGTTTCGGCTCTTACGCTTAACGTTTCTGTTCCAGTGCCTTTTCCACCAGGCTTTGCTACATAAGATTGATTAACAAATCCCATCTTACTCAAAGCTGATTTTTTATATTCAATCAAATAACGTTGATTGTACTCTTTAGATGCTGGAACATGTATCTGGTGACCATCTTCTAGAAAGTCAATGGTGTTACCAGACTTATCGTATACAACAATCCTTTCGCCAGATTTTGCTTTAATCTTTGTATCAACAGCACCTGATGAAAAGTATTTTTGCCATTTTTCTTGATGATTTGATGACATTGATGGATCCTAGACATAAGTTTCTGTCTACTTATGACATCCAATCTGGTGCATCACGCTTAGTCCACTTGTGAAGATTTGCCTTACCAATCTTGTAGTATTCGCGATAGTTCAATACAGGATCATCTGACACTTTGTATTCGTCTGGCATACAGCAAGGCATTGGAGTCCAGTCCCATTCTTTCAACTTGTAAGGCGGAGACTGCAACTGATAACCAAGCTTTTCGATTGTCGAATGCTTCTTGCCGTAACGATAAGTGTACTCATCACCAAGAGCAAACATGTGATCAACAAGCCAGTTGTAGTTTTCAACCGAAGTTCTAGCCCACACAGCAGAAGGGTGATTGATATGACTAGCAGAATACAAAACATCTTGACGACCATCATTCAATCGCCAACGCTTTGCTTTACGACCAGTTTTAGATTCACCAACATACTCATCACCGTCAAGAATGCGATGTGCAGTAGACAACAGTTGTGCCGTCTCAACGATCATCTTGACCACATGACGATCAACCATCCATTCCGCGCATTGCTGTGCAGACTCATCGATATAAAAGATATTCACTTACAGAGACCTTTCGTACATCTTGTATACGCAATATGTAACACAAAAAAAACAAACTGTCAAGAGAAAAGGCAGGGCGATATCAGGATATTGTAAAACTGCGAAAAACAAAGCAACAAGACATCCCACAAATGCATAAAGCTTTACGACCGCAAGCGCTGCTTTCTTATTAATCATAAACTGGTGGTTCCTCGCCTACTTCTGCATTACGACAACAGTATTTGTGAATCTTCTCTTCATCGTATTCTGGACACCAAGTTTTAAAGTATAGTCGCCAGCGATTATAAAGTGCCTTCTCTTGTGAGGTTGGCTTACGCACATGCAACATTTCTGACCAGTCAATCATTAGTTTGGTCCACTTTCATCGTTATGTTTAGTATGGAATAAACTCATCAGTAGGTAAACCAACGGGCGAATCAACAGAATAGATACCACCGAATGACATGCTACCAATAGCATCCCATGCTTCTTCAACAGTATTACACTCTGTTCTTTCAGTACCCTTGAAGGAATGTGTCACCACAACGTAGTTTGGCTTCTTTTCGTTCATCAGTTAGGCCCACTTCCTGTTATTAGAACAATTCGCGAAGTGCTTTAAACTCTGTTTTGAGTTGTTGTATTTTTGCATCAGCACCGTCTTTGCGAACATAGTTAAGAAAATGCTGAAACTGGTTTTGCACATCAGGTTCGTCAAAGTCCACAATATAGACATACTCAACTTCATCGCCATATGCACATTTGGTATAGTAAATACCCTTCTGTGTATTAATAAAATAATGTTGAGACATCAGTTAGGTCCACTTCCATTACCCCAAGCCCTAGCAACAGGTGCATAACCAGTATCAGCCCAACGCTTCTGAATACGTGCTTCCACTTCTTCAAAAGACAGCGGTTCATAGTTGGTGTGTTCAATCATAAATATTGACCGCATAATCAATCCTTTTGTATATACGGACACCAAGCAGGAGTCGTGCTTGAAATACCATGATACGCAGAAATATGTTTTGGTGGATCAATCGCATGGCAAACTGCATTAGTTCCTGAATCACGCTCACCGTCTGGGTACTCAACCCAATATTTTGTTTTCAGAAACTCACACCCGCGACAAATGTAGGAAACACTTACAATCTTTTCAGGACCATTTTGGCTCATATTACGCCTCTGTTGTTGTATGTTTAATACTATCAAATATTATTGGGAATGTCAATAGAAAAGTATAAATAAGAATGTAGGTCGCGATGTTGGTTGCATCCACCTACTCTAACGCTTGCAAGGAGCATCAGTATGACTATTTATTCACATGGGTATATCCCATACACTTATTACATCAAATGGACCAGAACTGGGGTCTGGTATTATGGCGTTGAATATGCATCGGTAACTAAAACCGCAAACCCAAACAATCTATGGACAACATATTTCACTTCATCAAATGCCGTTGCAGAATATAGAAGACTCAATGGCGAACCAGATATTATTAAAGTGACGAAAACCTTTTATAATCAAGAAGAAGCATTATTGTGGGAGACCAGATTCTTGCAGAAAGTTAATGCCAGACATCATACATTGTCGCTAAACGGACATAACTCTGATGGACTTACTTTTAAGAACAAAATAGTATCAGAAAAAACAAGAAAATCACAATCAGAAACCCGTAAACTACATAAATGGTGGACCGATGGAACTAAATCTTGGTTTTGTCAGAATCGACCCAATGACAAATGTTATGAGGGGCGAGGTCCTTTTAATAACAATGGTGCTCAGATCGGCGGTTTCTTGAGTAGAAATAAAAAGTGGTACACAAACGGTATAACTTCCGTGTTTATTTTACCAACCGAAGTGCCTGATGGATTCTATGAAGGCAGAAAAATAGGTAAAATAAACACAAAAGCGACACGTTCTAACAAAAGATGGTATAATGATGGCATAAAAACCTACTTCATATTACCAGAAGACGCATTGTCTCATTATTCAACAGGTAGATTAAAACGAAGTAATATCAACTCCACCACCATAGTTGATAACTGATCCAGTCCGTTCAAAGGATTCTTTATTGGCAGCAATCCTCTGTTCAACCTCTTCAAACGACAGCGGTGTAAAGTCGGTGTGTTCTACACAAACTGTCAGGTATCGCGGTGAGTTAATATAGTTTGCGTGAAGATGCCCAGAAACATTACACACGAACCTATCAGATACACACTTTTCAAAAAGTGGGATATGGCTCAGAATGAACTGATCCACAAACACCCGAACGCCATACAGAGTATCAAAGCCAACATCACGGTAATCCTGATTCTTAAAGATATCATGATTGCCGAGAATCAAACGCTTCTTACCGTTCAGACGCTTGACATGATGCAAAGACTTGCGATTGATCACCACATCGCCCAGATGATACACCGTGTCATTAGGACCGACTTTAGCGTTCCAACGCTCTACCATCGCTTCATCCATTTCCTCAGTGGAAGTGAACGGGCGCAGCGGATCGCCGTTTGGTAGCTTGAACTTTTCCCACGAGTTGGTGTGACCAAAATGTGTGTCAGAGATTACAAAACGATTGGACATATTTTATACTCAATGAATAAGGTGATAGTTGTTTATCACAACAAGTCCGCCAGAAACAGACAGAATCAGAAACAGAATCTTGAGGCTCAAGTTAAACAAATCTCCTCGACGCCAAATGATGAACATAAAAATATTGACGATAACTGAGGCGATAAGATAGAAATCAAACATTGTCAGTCTCCTTGTTACTCATTCCTTATAACTCAGATCCGAAAAAATGTCAAGAAGAAATATTGATTTTTGAAAATCCCTCAGACAATGTTGGCTGTTGCATAGATTGTGCCATGCTGTCAAGAACACTTTGAGGAATGGTTTTGCCAGGGCGACTGTTCAACCTACGTTCCCATTCTTCTTTCTCAGGAGTAGGAAACACAACCGCTTCAATCTCATAACCATGATTAGGATGAAAGTTCTTAAGACGATCAAAGAACTTCTTACGAGATTTGGGATTCAGATTGGTGCGATCAATGATAATGGGATAATGATTACCGTCAACAAAACGATCAAAATCTTCCCACATCACACGTTCTGCTACTTTGATATACTTATTGAAAACACCATTATATGTGTTGTTTTCATGATCTGCCATATATTGAATAATATTGTCAGTAGAACAAACCCAACATTGCCCCTGAAACTCTTTCTCAATCCAAGTGGACTTGCCAGAAGCAGGAACACCAACGAGCATGATAATACGCTTAGTCATCTTGTTTGTCATAACCATCTTCTACTGTGTATCCTAGTTTGCGAAAAGAACTGACAATCCAACCTTCTTGAGTGCGCTGTTCAGCAGCAATGATAGCCCATTCTTCAGAATCGAAATCTTCTGCCCATGCACCGTCAAAGGTGAAGTAATCATTACGATTAATGTTAGTCCAATGGTAACCGCCAGAGTTTTCATCATCTTCAGCAAGAATAAACTTACCCATCTTTGTTCTCCAACCGTTTTGTGATGGCAGCAATCACATCATCAAGACATTCGTGAGAATCCGTACCGTCTAACTTAAGCATTGCCTTTGCCCAATCAAGATCATCAAGCGCCATTTCCAAAAGTTCTCTATCAGTAGGCATCAGGATTCATTCCTCTTTCTGTATACTCACCAGCACGTTTATGGATTTCATCCAATGTAAGACGGGAATTTTTGAGATATGCGACCCACCGTCTATACCTTGCATTCTCTTTTAGAGTTGGCTTTCTGATGGATCGCATTTCACTCCAGTCAATCATTGTAAGTCAATCCAGGAAACCAAGCATCACGAATCGCTTCATACTTTGCCGTTTTGGTCAAGTTGTTGCGGATCGTATTGCGAACGTCTTCGCCAATCTTCAGACCACTGATAATGTCGTTATCAAAGTTCTTGAAAATAATAGGACGCATGAAAGCATCAACACCAACACTGTGCTTCGGATCGATTGCAAACGTTTTACGATCAATACCACGCTCACGGATATATTCCAGCTTCATACCAATCAGCCTTACGCGACTGGCAATATCAAAATGAATATTGCTCTCAAACTGAGTCAGCCGATCACGATCTTCGGCAGGCAGATGAGCCTTGATGTCATCCAGCTTATCGTCCAGAATCAGTTCAACGATGTTACGATCTTGCAGGATAGCTTCCTTCGCCTTGTGAATCTGGAGATACCAATGGCACTTCAGCTTCAACATATGACCATCATCAAAACGAACCACGAACCCTTCAAGGTCTTCCAGATCACGAACGTATTCAAGGAAAGCCTTCATATCAGTCTGTTCACCATAGTTAGTGAACTCAAATGCACGAACGACAGGGATATCCCAATCTTCAACATGCAATCGGTTGATACGACCATCACCGAACAGTTTGATATATTCGCCAGTATGCATATCACGAAGAGCGGTGAGGATCAGTTGATCTTCCTTGTAGTCTAAAACAATGCGCTGCTTACGCGAACACCATTCAAAGATCGGAGTTACACCGTTGGCAATGCAGGAAGTAGCAAAACGCTCATACTGAGGATTGTTCTTTACAAACTCCTCAACAGGCTTTGCCACATCGGTAGCACCCATCTTCGTGCCCCAGATCATCTGACCATTCACAATGAACGGTGCTATCATTGATCCGTCTAGCTTCTCAAGGATAGCATGAGGACGCGAAAGATCAATGACATGATCCTGCGTCTCCTCACGCTCGTTCACATTGAAGAACTTATGGAACGGACGACGAATGATATCACCAGTTTCAGTATCAAAGATGATACCACGACATTCACGACGAATGGCAGCGTTATAGTCACGCTGCTCAAATACACCCGAAGCCTGATCATATGGATCAGCGTCGATCATCACATCAGGAAACGTATCGGACATCATCACGTTGTAGTTGATGACCGTGTAGCCTTCCTTCGCAGCCACAACGAACTCGTCACGACCTTCAATGGCAGGCAACACATCAGAGATGTTGGTGATGTGAGGAAACTCATAGTTCATTGTTCAATCTTTCACTCTGCTACATTCTTACCATACGCATCTTCATACACATCAGGATCAATCATAAAGCCTCACTTATACAGTTCAAGAGGATCAACAACCGTCAGTTCTTCTTTGACATACAGCCAGAAGGGATCAGGAAAGGGCGGGGCGTGTTCACGACCGAAGAACACTTTGATCAACTTGCCATCGACATCGGCGACAACGCCAACGCGATCCTTGTTGGGCCAAATGCACGAGCGGACCGAATCACCAACTTTAATCATAAAAAATCTCCCTTTCGCTCTCTGATAACTCATCATAGCAAAAGGGAGATAAATGTCAACCAGTTTTTTCAGAAAAAATCAGATATCGTCCAGATCGATAGCCTTGATGCCAGGATACTCGATATGGTTGATCTGTTGAAACTTACGTTCATCTTGCCATGCGTCTCGGAGATAATCGTTATCTTCATCGAAGACCTTCAGATATTCTTCAGGTGTGACTTCATGGCCACTGGAGATAACCTCACCAATATGATATTGTGACATTTCACGCCAGTCATCATCATAGAATGATGTCTTAAGGGCAACTTCATTCTTAGCATCTTCAAGAGTATGTGCTTCTACCGCATAACGCATACGATGTGAAGAAACAGTTTCAATAATAAAGATTGCCATGATTAATCCTTACTCCAATCTTTACTCACACTCGCACGAGTAACAAGAAGCGATACTAGAATGGAGATGCCCCATGCTTGGATCCAACCAATAGGTCGCAAAATAGTCATAGCAGGAACAAGATCAGCATTCCATAGCCACATAACAGGCCATGACATCAACAGACCATAAGCACAACCGAGAACGATAGTGCCAAAAACAGTAAACAAACCAATAATAAACTTATCCATAATCATTACCTTCCATAAAAAACAGTTTTAGCGTTTGTTGTATTTGTAAACAGATACCAAGCACAGTTGTCTTTCCCGCTTGTCTTACTTCCCTCAATCCACTTTACACGACCCACAGATACAACCATTTCGCAGCGTTTCATCAGCGCGGATGATTGCTTGGTGTGCATCCAGTCTGCATCAAACAGCAACCAAGTGGGAAGTTGATTGCTGAAGTGTTCAATCATGGGATGAAGAATCTTGCGATTCCAAGGTGGATTGGTGATGATGTAATCTATATTCCATCCATAATATACTGGATTGAACTGAATGTCAAGAGCATTTGACTGTAGAATCCACTTTTCTTGTGGTTCAATGTCCCATGCTTCAATACAAGTATGATTATAATAACTAAGATGATCAATCAATCTACCATCGCCGGCGCATGGTTCATAGAAGTTAGAATACTTCTTCAGATGTGGCAACAGAGGCAGAACGGCTTTCATCGGAGTAGGATAGAAGTCACGTTCTACTCTGTCAAAGTCACTTCGTTTACCCATTATAGCCACTCATAACCTTCGTCCTCTAATGTATAACAAACATGCTTGATATCAAACGCTGCAATAGCGCGCATACAGCCTTCACACGGCTTAGCCAATCCCTGAGTGATCATAGGTTTCTTGCTATGTGTCCACTTACACCGATAGATGTAGAGTTTGGATTTAGCCACGGTATCAGCATCATGCCTACGCAGTGCGTTAGCGATTGCATCTATTTCTGCATGAAGATATATAGCTTCTTCATGTTTTGCATATCTGCCTTGAAGTGGATGCGTTTTGTTCTTGTTAGTGCCAATCGCGATGATTTCGTTTTTGTAAACGAGAGCAGCGGCTATCTTGGCCCTAGCAAACGGTTCCGAGGCTTCAGCAACCTTGCTGAGGACCTTCATAATCTTCATCGAAATCTTCATCGAGAATCAACACCCAACCGCGAATAGGATCATAATATGTAATATTGTCAAGTAGATCATATACTTCTGAGAAGTGTGTTAGTGCTTCAAAGGATGAGAATGATTTTTCCGTTTCCATCAAGCAACACTCCAATCATAGTCATCTTGTGTCATGACAGTTTCATTACCATCATACTCATCAATACGATACAGAGTACCAGCAGGAAGTTCTTCGATCAGCAACTTGGCGTAAGTACCATTAGCATCATCACCAAGTTCTTCTACAACCTGAACCAAAGCAGGATCGGTACGACTAATACTAAGGTCGCTGAAAGTTAGTTCATTCGAACGGCGGTAGTTATGTTCTTTACGGCATTCCTCATAGATACGATCATATTCTTCCCAAGGAACAGTAGCATACGAATAACCCCAGCTACGATGATCGTACAGAGTGATTCCCTTGATTTCAGCATAACGCATAACAGCCTCATGCGATAGACCGAAACCACCATAGGAAGAGTTGTAAACAATCTTAGTCATTTCACTTAGCCTTTCGGATGAGACGCGCAACGTCTTTGTCAAGAAAATCACCAGTAGTGTACCAAACACGCGATGCAACGCAGTCAGTGATATCCAGAGCGCATATGTCAGCGTTCGGGCATGTATCGCAGGGAATATCGCGAACGTTCTCTGGAGTGTTTAGGATCATCTTGGAAGCAGTGCAGACACCGTTCATGAAAGATGTGTCTGTTGAAACTGAAAAATAATCTGCGTTCATGACAATCTCCGTTTTCTATTATGTATACCTAGCACGATTCGCGATTAATGTCAACCGTATTTTCGATCTGACTCACCATAAAAGCCAGCATCATATTCGTTAATCTGCTCTGGGGTCATATCAGACTTTTCCACAAGAGGTGATGCATACGTAGCTTTTTCATAAAAGTGTGGCTTGTAGGGGCGACCATAATAGGCATCAGCACTACCACGATCATAAGGACCACCGTGACGATGATTAAAAGACATTATTCGCCCTCCACAAGCTTGAAGCCGAACGTATCAACCTCAAAAACTTCACCATCAATGATCATACGGTCACCGACCATAGACGAGCGATGACCCCACTTTTTGCCATTTTCACCATCAAGAGGCTTTACAACAATCACATGAGGATTGAAATCGGGATTCTCATAAAGTTCGCCCTTATGATCGATCATTCGTTCCATCGACCAGGAACCACCGATGTTCTGAGTGTGACGATAGGCATATTCCAGAGCGTCTTGTACTCCCATATTATCAAACATGTAGCTTGACAGATCAATCGTAGCCATATGCTCAAACCAACGATTGCCGAGACCGTCGCGATCAAAATGAAGAACTTGAACTTCCATAACGAATCACCTTTTCTCTCTGTCTACTTTCTGACAATAGACGATTCGCGATAAAATGTCAAGCTAGATTCGTCTCACACCTCTACGTTTTTGTAAACTATATGATTTGGTCCATGCTCACCATAGACACATCTAGCGATTCGTTTTGCGTCTTTGAATGACTTTGCGTTCAGCCCGATATAGTCGATATCGGTTTCACGGCCTGATTCTTCTGTTATAAAAATCAGAAAATAGCGTTTCTTAAACTTTGGTGATTTGTCCACGAGTTAATCCGTGATAATCGTAGTATGTGTTGATGACATTGACTGCTTTTCCAATCCACTGGTTTCTTCTTTGGATGAACAACTGAGGTTCGCTGTTCTCTACTGCAATGATAACAACAAGATTATTCACAGGTACACCAGTTAGTTCTTCATACATGACCGCATAGATGGCCATCTGCATGAAGTATGTATCAATCCACTCCTCTTTCTTAGGTTTATCTGATGTCTTGAAGTCGATGATAGACCTACGGTCATCAAAGTCTGCAATAACGTCAGCAGTTCCAGCAACTCCAAGATGATTGGAGTACATCTGCAACTCAACACCAAGAACATTGTCAATACGATCAATAAACTTTTGAATGGATGTAAACAAAAACAATGCAAACGGATCTACTTTGTCTTTGTCAATCTCTTTATTGTGTAGATAATCTTCACAGATAGCATGAACTTTGGTACCACGACTAGAAGTTCTTCTCAAAACCTTTTGAACTTCTTCTTCACCTAGCCGCTTACGCCATTCTGCTAGTTGAGGCTTCTTATACCACCCTAGGACAGTGGTTACAGAAGGAACTTTAGAACCATCGGGGAGACGATAAAGTCTCCCCGTGTTCTCATCACCATCAATCCTATCAATACCAGGCAGTGTTGTCGTGTTGTGTTTGAACTTTTTTTGTATCACGAAAATAACCAATCTCTTGTAGTTCTGCTAGAATAAACTCACGGACAAATCCAGAACGAACAATATCGTCCACATCAAACTCAACTTTTCGGATAGAAGGAATCTTATCTAAAACTCTCATCATAGATTTTAAACCAGACTCTTCATTATAACGAGAACTTGTCAAGTCATCTTGATTGATGTCACCGCATACGATAACTTTAGCATTTTCGCCAATACGTGTCAAGACTGTTTTAAGTTCGTTATAACCTAGATTCTGACATTCATCTAGAATCACAATAGCGTTGTCGATGGTTGTACCACGAAGGAATGATGTTGATTCGAACTCAACAATGCCTTTTTGTTTTAGGATGCTGTATGCGTCTCCACGCTTGAATAACTTTGCACAGATGGAGATATATGGCGCCTCAAAGACTTCCATCTTCTGAGCCGCGGTGCCAGGCAAGAAGCCGATGGACTTAGATGATTGTGCGCTTCTAATAATGACTACTTTACGAGGTTTGTTTAAGTCTTCCATTACCTCTTCAAGAGCAAGATAAAGACTGATGAATGATTTGCCAGAACCAGGAACTCCGTGGAGCAAAAGGTTCTTGCCATCATCATAGTATTCGAACGACCTGCGTTGGTTGTCTGTAGCAGGTGTGATTTGAGATAAGTGTAGTTTCAGTTTATCTTCTGTGGTTCTCTCTTTGCTTTGTCTACTCTGTCTATTACGGTCTCGCTTTTCCGCTCTTGTCGTAGCCATAAGACTCCTTAATCGTTTTTACGTTAAGTCACCGGCACATTATGTCAAAGCACCACCAAGCTTCTTTTTTACTTTGTTGACAGCTTCGCGGGTCTTTGTTTCTTTAACACTCTTAGAGCCATGTTTCTCTGCGAGGGGAGAAAATGGATTAGCAGCGGCGATTCGACTTAGAACATCGTTCATTCCACTGTCTGTTTTTACACGATCACCAGTACCACCTACGAGCATAGGCATATGAAATACTTGCTGAATGTGTGGATTGTCTTGGAGAAACTGCTTGTGTGATGCATAAGACCACAACTCGTCCCACGTTTCTTGTGTTTCAGGAATGAGGTATTGGTACATTGGCATGTAGTTACTCCTTACGATTACTTATAAAATCAGTCAATCTTGCGTTCTATTGTTTGACAGTGAATCTTTTTAGGATTAAAATACTTGACGAAGATTTCTTTGACTGTTTCTTCAGAATATTCTTTACAAGAGAAAATGTCCATGTAACAACTATTACGATCTACTGGACAGAAATGTGCTGATATGTTTGAATCTTGAAGAAGTTGATATATTGAATATCCTACTTTATTGGGATCATTTGTATTACACCAAACGATGTTTAGATCACCTATTTTTACCATTTCTATGGCATTCAATACATCATCAATAAAGTTTTGAAAAACAACAACATCGTTTATAGCCGAAGAATCACATTCTCCAGCATCAATCATTGTTATCCATCCCCAAGGCTTACTCATTTACTCATCGTCTTCCATTTCTAATAGTTGGTCAATATCAAGTGTCCTGATCGCTCTATTTAGACGTTTTTGTTTCTTGTGTTCCCGATACTCTCGCAACTGAGAAGTATTGTTCACTTCGTCTTCTTCGTACCAGTCCTTGAACTTCATGACCTTCTTCTTATGCATTTACGTTTTCTTTCTTAGGGCGCCCGCGACCTCGTTTGACTGGGGCTGGTTCTGCTACTGTTGTATCTGCTTCCTGCTTAGGTGGAAGCAAAAGTGTGAATACACTACGAACGAGTTGTTCATCGATGTTTACATATGGAAGATTGCGGTCCTTGACTGCCAAGATAAGTTTAGCATCAGCAGGATCAAGTGCTTCCAAAAAGTTTACGAACAATGCTTCACGCTTTGCCTTCGAGATGTTTGGATTTTCTGGCCCAACCCAAAGATACATCTTGCGGAAAGTGTTATAGAGCATTGCTTGCTGATCTAGAAACTGACATGGCTTGTATGGAGGTGCACCTTCTGGTAGAAGCCAGCGAACACCAGGATGATATGTCATCTTTAGGATTTCCATAAACGTAGGATTGTTTACGTTTGCGGCTAGCATACTACGACGCTTTTCGTAATCTGGTTCAGCGTCAATCTTATTCAAAATCTCTGAGATACCTAACATTGTTTATTCCCTATCATTTCTTTCTTCGAGGAGTCTTTCCACTCCAACCTGTAATAGACCATTTACCGCTCAAACTTTTTGTGTATGTGCGAGTTGAGCCGCTTTTTGTTGTTTTAACTTTACTGATCTTTGGTGGCCCAACTCTTTTTCTTACCATTAAAAATCACCTACACATTCCAAAAGGTTCTTCAAACGATTTTCTACAAAATAGTTGAACAGTTTGCTACGATCTTTCTTCTGAGTATTGTACTGTTCCAGAACTTGCTCTGAGATTTCAGTAGGAATACAATCAAGATCGATCAACTGTTGATTGCGCTTATAGTTACGCAGCATGGTTTCATTGCAGAACTGTTCAGGTTCTTGAAGAATCCAAGAAGACAGCTTCTTAGCAGACACAGGAGACTGCCGAATGCCCATAACGAACACATTATCAGCCGATAGAAAGTTGGGAATGCCATCAGACACATCACCCTTCATGATATGTTCTTTGAGGAACAAGTCAGGATTGGTACAAGTAATGTACTTCTTGAGGACAGGGCTATATTGCTTGACGTTAGGATACTTCTGCAACTGACCAAAGTCTTTATCGCCAGACAGCACCAAAATGTTTTCACGCAAATGATACTCTTTGACAAGAGTAGCGATAACATCATCAGCTTCAGCGTGTTCTACCTGAATGACTTTGTAAGGAAAGAAGTCCTTGATTTCTTGACGAATCTTGTTGAGTGTTTCAAACACTGCATTCCAGTCAAGTTCAGAAGCATCGCGTTCCTTCTTGCGATTAGCTTTGTAATAAGGATAAACTTGCTTGCGCCAGTAGTTCTTGTCATCACAAGCAATGACCATCTCACCAAACTCGGCAGTAAACTTTACCTTGTGTGCGCGTAGAGCGTTCAACACCATGTGTCGAATGATATCTTCTTCGATCTTGACATTTTTATGGTTACCGATCTGGACCATAAGAGTCGAAATCATGACTTGTGACAAATCTAGGATAATCATGTTAGGTTGTTCTCACGTTGTTATGATCTATATATACAACATTTTTAGATCATTGTAAAGAGTTATTCGTCAAAATATTCTTCATCGATGTCTGGAAAGTCAATCAACTGTTCTGCTGCTTGTTGCAGCCCATGATTGACTCCCATACTCTTGAGGATCAATGACCGTAGGGATTCGATGACTAGTGCAACATCTTTGCTGAAGTCATCGTCATCAAAGTTGAACCCTAGCATACCAATCTTATAGAACAACTCTTCGGTCATCTCATCCGTCACGAAATGAACAAACTCTATTTTGTTTAGAAGAGCCTGCTCTCTCATCTCTTCAAGATGATCTTGGGTAAAGTTTGTTCTATTTTTCAACGGGAACTGAATGATGTTTGAACGTATCTCAACAGAAACATTAGTAGAAATAGCTGTGTTGGTATTCACACAAGTCTCCTCTCTACCATTACTTATTTTTTAGAGATTCTAGAAGACCCGACCATTCCATTGCTTTAGTGTTCCAGTTGTATGTACGATCTGCTTGGATTTTCTGTAGATAAAGATCCTGTGCAATCAAGTCTCTTTGATTACGCATAACGTTGATACCCTGTGAAAGAACCTGATAGAATGAGTTTGCATGATGATTCTTATCTTCGCTCCACTGATACATCCATGTCAAGCCCATAGAAGTTTCTGGTAGTGCTGCTAGATTAGGATGAATGCAGAGTAGACCAGCAGACATGGCTTCGATCAAACAGAGACAGGAGGTTTCTTTCCAGATTGAAGGATATGCAAAGATGTCTGCGTTCAACAATGCGCTGCGCAACTCTTCGTTGCTTACAGAGCCGTGATAGTTAATCTGTGGATGCTGGCGACAGACTTCAAACAGGTCTTCATACTGTTGATCGCGTTGTTCCCAACCATACAACTTGAATGATGAATAGACATCCAATGTGATGTTAGGATCGTTCTCGGCTAGCTTGATGAAGACTGGTACCAGAATATCTAGACCACGATGTGGAGTAGGTGTGTAGATCAATCGGATCTTTTTATCATCTACAGTCTTTGCTGTAGTGTCGATAGGTTCAATAGAGTTTTTAATGACAACAGAATCGCTATATGGTACACCACGAACGTTGTTGTATTGTTCCATCTGCCAGTTTGAAACGAAAACAAACTTATCAAACTTCTTACGATACATTGGATCAGATAGTCGCGACGACTCTGGATCTTCTGGTAGATCGTGACAGTAGTAAATCTTCGTCTTGGTTTCGTCTAGTTCACGAGCGCGTGAGAAAACAATCTGTGTGTCTTCTAGAAGTTCACGAGGAACACCACCCGCATATAGACGTTCTTGTAGTAGTTCTGTACCACCCTTTGAGTTCTTGTTTAACTCATTACGTTCCATTAGGTCATGATTGCTCATTTGGTTCCACCGCTTCCATTTCTTCTGTTAGTTTTTGATGATAAAGTTCATAGGTTTCTATCATCAGCGCAAACACTGCGAGGCTGCTAATACGTGCAGCAATGTTGACCACTATCCACTTTGCGATAACTGCTCGGATATATTCCCAGCGTGTTAGTTCGTTCATTATACAAAAAACCCTACACTGAAATCAACAACAGAATCTTTGCGGAATGATCGCCAGCCACTGTTCTCTAGATCCCATACTGAAATGACATCTGGATTTGATTTACGAGTTTGAGATTGTTCATCAAGATTCTGTTCTGGTAGAATCTCTGGAGAAAGAGTGCAAAGCATTTTACGTACTGTTCCGTCCTTCTTTGTGAAGTTGACTTGACAGATGTTATGCTTTAGATCATCCAAGAAGGACGTTGGTAGATTCGTTTTTGATTCGTTCATTGAGTTCATTATACCCTCCAATGTATGTTTCATTATAAAAAATCTGTGGTACTGTGCGCGCATGTGGCACTTCAGTTAGTAGACGATTCTTTGTTTCTTCGTCTGTGATATCCATTTCAACGAATGGAATGGACTTTGATGTGAGAAGATTTTTGGCTGCTGTACAGTTTGAGCATCCTGGCTTTGAGTATACTTTATACATAGTCGATCCTGTATGTTTTGTCAAGAGATAAAGGGGCAGCCGAAGCCACCCCTAAATCTATTTATGCGATTTTATAGAATATGTGATGACCTATCGTCACAACTCTCTTGTACTTCCAATGTGGATTTACATAGTTTGCATGATAGAAGATTGCGCCATTAATGTTGTCTCCTACATGTCCGTAGTAAACAGAACGAGCAACTTGCTTATTCTTTTCATATAGGTCTTGATATACAATCTTAGGATGGTGATGAATCCAGCTAAACTGGTGTTTCATAGCAATAACCTCACATGGAGTTTTAGCATAGCCTTGTTTTACACGATTCATTATTACATTTGCAACTGCAACCTGACCATTTAGTGGCTCACCACGGGCTTCAAAATAGATTGTCTGTGCTACGCATTCTAGTTGCGCTTGATCGTGTTTTGGTGTTTGTGCCATTGCTTGTGGTATTACAACCAACAGTGCGAGAGTGGCAATCGCCTTGAAGATTTTATTTAGGTAAGACATTTCTTCCCTCTTAGGTTCGAAGACCTAGGCGACAACTGAAAGTCTTATAGGGTATCTCAACCCGTACAGACAGCTATGCTATGAGAAGATACAAAGTAAATGTATATGGTATCTTCTACATCCATTTCCCTCTTACTGGAAATGCAAGATCGTCGTTGTTTCGTTTGAATCATATCGATAGTATAACGTGATACTGTAGATATAATGCTTACTAGCCATCGCAGACTTGAAGCGTTGTAAGAGTACAATGGAAGTAGAACTTCCAATGGTATTTATATGAGACATATTCTAGACCGTGCCTAGGTTGATCGCGAATACGTCTGCGCTTCCATCTCGGCGCAGATTGACACTTACTCCTCATCCCTGAAGCAGTTATCGGATAGTCCTCTTTGGTGCGCTTATGGTGGATTCCATCCAGAGGCGTAAGAGGATCAGAAAACCCATACGTATGTAACAGAGGAATGGGTCATATTGTCTTTACTTATACACTAGTTTTACGAGGTTGTCTAGTCTTTTTTGGAGCAGAAGGTGCAGATGGCTCTGGTGCTACCTTTGGTGCCCTAGGCTTACGCGGTGGCTTGGGCTTATCTGGCTGCTTGCTGCGATGTAGAATGATGATACCCTTAGATCGCAGTTCACGAATAATCTTACCATGATCCATTAAAAGCTTGTTAAGTGCTTCCTTATCAACAGGAGCATTAGGAGCCTTGCGCTTCAGATACTTGTCCACAGATTCGTGAATACCATGAAACTCTTCATCTGTGCAATCTAGATATATTGCGGCCATGATTACAGCCTTCCACTGATATCAATGATGTCATAGCGATCATAATGGTATGCATCTTGCAGACACACATCAATATACTTTTGTGCCTCTTCCAAAGTCTCAAACGACTTAAGGAAGTTATCTTCTGAAGGATAATAACGATCCCAGCCTAGTACCCAAAATACTTTCATATTCATTCTCACCAAAACTTGGCAACAAAGTGCCAGATAACACCGATAATGATGCCCCAGAATGCAACATTCGCGAGAAACGTAAACAGCACCATTTTATAAAACGTATTCATAATCAAAACTCCAAAACATTAGAGGTACGACGAGTGATTTCAGAGAAGACAGTAATCTTTCCTTTATGCCCTGCTATTTTGTAATGAGTGCGCTGTTCAAGTTCAAACAGAAGATCAGCATATTCTTCTTCATCATGCACAACTTCATCAAACAGAAAATACGTGTAGCCATCATGATCAGGCACCGTACTAATAGTTACAACAGCAGTAAACATAATCAAAACTCCCAAATCTTGACGCCACGACGAATCAGTTCCTTTGCGATCAACTTTTGCATTCGATCAGCCTGTTTGACAAGGCGATCACTCAGCTTGTCACGGTTGCATTCGGAGAGGAAAAAGAGAGCCGCTTCAAGATCATCCGATGACTGAAAACGAATCACGATGGGGGCAAAGAGTTGCTTAAGATTCATATTGATTGCTCCACAAACTCACTGACTACATTCTTACCATACATGATTCGCTAAAAATGTCAAGCGGAAAGTTTCACTTCACGGCCACCATAAGGAAACTGCTGGCGCCAATATTCTTCTGACATTTCGTTCACAGCGCCTTGCTTGTATTCAGCATAGACCTTATCAAATCGGTTTTGTGAAACATAAGCCATCCACTTGATCTTGTGATATACACCAGATTCAACTTCGATTGGTGTGTCAAACATATATACATCATATACACGCATGATCAATAATCCTCAGCATAAAGAGTTACAACTTTGTAATGCTTGAAAATATAAGCAGATTCGACCTTCAGGTCTTTTTGATGGGTCTTAAGGACGCGAATCTCAATCTCAGCATCAGGATCGGCTTTCTTCAGTTCTTCGATCAACTCAGAAGCAGTCATATCGAATCTCCTTATATCTCACTGACTACATTACTGATAATATCAGAGTTGGAGATAATGTCAAGAGGGAAATGTGTATCCCACCAAAGATTCTAACTCTGATAAAGATTTTTCTACCACCACAGATCCTTCAGCGTTGTCCGCCATATAAACTTTGATAGAGCGATCTTTGAGATAGACAACTTTGTAATACGCCGATGGAACGGGAATCCTACGTTCTCCAATACAAGTAGATGGATCAGTATAGATTGCACCAGTCACCACGTATTGCGTCTCCATCCCTCTCACCATCGCTTCCAGTTCTTTCCAGATAATCCTGTTTACATCTGGTAGTTGTGGTGTCATGTTGGTCATTAGAAATGTGTCACGCATCTGGACTTCGTTTCCAGCGTCAGCAGCGGGTGTTAGATGCCCGCGATCATATCCACTGTCTGTATAGTCATCTGGTGTTGGTGACCGTTTCAGGCGAGGATCAGAGCAGAATGCGTCGTCTCTTTCCACGTGGTCATGTGGTGGCTGTGTCACTTCAGCAGATAGAATCGTTCTCATATTCTTTTCATCATAAAGAACGAGATAGAACGAGTTGCAAAGCACTGTGGTACCAGGCACGACAATAGCCTGACCGTAAGGCCAGACTTGATTTGCAGGTAACGATGGAGGTAGCTTCCGCTTTGCTAGAAAAGAAAATGCAGCGGAAGCTAACATCCTAGGGATAGATAGCAACCGCTGCATCATTATTTCCTTGAGTGTTAGATTACACTCTATTTATTATTTAGTCTTCTTGAGCCTGTGTTACGTTCGAACTACGCTTGTAGTTGCCCCAATATTCATTGGCACGAACACGGATATTCAGCATGTTTGTCTGGTTCTTATTAGGATTGACAATGGTAATCCAAGGATTACGACCAGCACGCCATGCTTTAACAAGATCAAGTTCATGTGTTAGTGTGCAACGATCACGCTTCACAAGCTTTGAAGTTGCTTTTGAAACGTTTGAGTGAATACCTTTTGAGACCTTAGTCTTACGTGTACTAACTGCCATTATTTACCTTTCATGATGTTGGAGCAGCATATCGGACTCAAACCGATCTCTTTAGCTTGGAAGGCTAAGGCACAATCTCTATACCAATGCTGCTTAGGGGAGCATGTCCACGAAGCGTCCGGTCTTCTGACCAACTGCGCGGACACGATTCTTGGGATATCTCTTTTTGGTATACTCTAATGCACGAGCAATAGACTGCGCACGATTAGGAACACCGCCTTCAACTCTACGCCAGCTATCATCAACACCTAGAACTTCAATCTGAATGTTCTCTGGTGTCTCTGTTGTCGATTCTTTGAAAGCTTTGAATATTTTCATTTTCATGCTCTTATTTATATGGAATGGTCTACCATGAGAGATTTGAACTCCCGATCTCCTGGCCCCAAACCAGGCGGATTACCAGACTTTCCTAATGGTAGACAATAAACTTTATTCGTGACTGAAAATCAGGTGACCCAACCCGTTAGCCGTATGCTCCATTAACTATTTAGATGAACAATGAACGTTCAAGTTCTGGTCCTGATTTTCATACCATCTAGCGCCTTACGTCTAGTTCGTAATAGATCATTGTTCATCAAAATAGTCTGGTGCCGATAAGAAGAATCGAACTCCTGTCAGAGGGTTACAAATCCACTGTATTACCACTATACTATATCGGCATTAAACTTTCGTTGTGCGTACCGTAGTCTCACCAGTGTCATCGTTATGACTTACGTGATGAGCATTGAAGTTAACACCAGGATGTTGTTGCTTCAATGAAAGAAACTGTGCTAGATTGTCTTTAGAATCATCATAGAGATGGACGTTTTTATATCCATTCTGATTAATGAGATTGTGTACAATATCACGTTTTCTTACGGCAGGATCACCAGGCTTATTACCAGCCCTGCGAACATGCACTTTATTTATATCTACTCCATACTTCTTCATAAACTCGGCAAACTTTGGCTGATCGTCAAAGTCTGCGCGAGCAGTTAGTATCTCAACCTTACCGCCATTATTATGAATGGCTTTCATCTTAGCAAGCATCTTACGAATAGGTTTACCCGTTTGATGCAACTTGCTAGATGATCTAAAGTCAGAGAAGTCATATGAATGACCTGGATCTAACTTATGCGTATTGAACTGTTGATTACTTAAAGACTTCACTCGCTTGCCATGTTCATCGTTTACATGAATAGCGAGTGAACCTGGATCGTGAGTAAACAAAGTTTCATCCATGTCAAAGGCATGGAGTGTGTTTTGTGACTCGACAATGAAGTTTTTAAAGTTCGTTACGTTGTTCATGTTCTACTTATAAAACATGTTTATGTATCAAGTATTGCTTGCAAGAAACTTTTCAATACGCAAGGCGATTGCTTCATCTGGATCTTGAGAATAATGAATAATAGCAGCCTGTGCAAGCTTTAGAAGTTTGATAATGTCATCTTGCACTGTCTCTTTTACCAACTCGATTTCATCTTTAAAGATATAAACCGAAAGGTCATGATTACCAAAATAACCAGAATCAAACTGTACCCGCCAATATATCCCATCAGTTTGTCCATATGGATCGATTTTTTCAGTGACAGTACCCAGACTACCGACATCAAGTCCATTATCAGGTTCGTCAATATAGCCCCGTGCCGAACTGGTAAGCTTAACTCGATCACCAACATTAAACATAATCAATCTCCATTTTGTATCAGAGAGAAGCTTTGTCTCTCTATATTCCCATCATAGCTGATTCGTGGAATAAGTCAAGCAGTTTTGAGCCATTTCATAATGTTTTCAGGTGCAGTCTCGCCGTATGGATCATCATCGACATTGTGACCAAAGCCAGGTTCAATGAACCACTTTTCGATCTTGCCGTTGTTTACCACTACAGCATAACGCCAGGAACGTGTGCCAAAGCCAAGATTTTCCTTATTCACTAGCATCGACATACCAAGAGTAAATGTACCAGAACCGTCTGGAATGACCTTGACCTTCTGAAGCTGTTGTGACTTGGCCCAAGCGTTCATTACAAAGGCATCATTGACTGAGATGCAATATACATCATCAATGCCTAGTGCCTTGAAGTCTTTATAGTTTTCTTCGAAACCAGGAAGCTGATATGTCGAACAAGTAGGTGTAAAGGCACCAGGAAGAGAAAATAGAACTACGCGCTTGTTTGCAAAATAGTCAAACGAAGTCCTTTTTTCCCAACGATAAGGATTTGGTCCTTCAATCGAATCGTCACGCACACGAGTCTTGAATACTACGTTTGGAACGACTTCTGGTAGATACTCTTCGGGATCATACTGATGTGTCTGGTACATATTTTATCCTTTCATAATACGTTCACGTAGCCCAGAAGAACTATAGTTATGTTCGCGTCTGTTATAATAAATCTCAATGCCTGGCATATATTTGCCAGTAAAAGTTTTAGACTCATACTCTTCTCCTACAAACCGAATATCAATCTTCTGGGTGAGTAGAAGATTATATAGGTCACCTTCAGTGGAGTATGGAATGATTTTGTCTACATATTTACAGGCATTTAACTGTGACCAACGTTCATATACATCTTGAACTGGCTTATTCTTTTCTGGACGATCAATCGTAGGATCAGTCTGAAGTGCTGCGATAAGAAAATCACAGTGTTCTTTAGCTTCTTCAAGCATAAGAACATGACCCGAATGAAACAGATCAAAGCAGGAACATGTAATACCAATCTTCATAACAATCCTTTATTTCACTTAGACCTTTTCAGTGTCATCAATTACCACTTCAAGACAGACATTATCTCTGCCATAGATTAGGTCCAGACTTTCAGCAAGCTTTAAAGCAGCTTTATAATCTTCGACCAGACATTCAACAACCATTTCGTAATCTGCGTTCAATGCGTATACGTGAAACATGGTAGTTTCCTTTTTAAATGGCTCCCTAGATAGGATTCGAACCTATAACGACAAGATTAACAGTCTTGTGCCCCTACCGATAGGGCCCCTAGGGAATATAACTCTACTTATAACGTTCGTTGATGAACGCAAACCACTTGTGATAGAGCCCGACTTCTTTGCCGTAAGCTTCTACCTCCCAAGGCGAATCAAAATAGTTATCTTCATTGCGCTTAGGTTTCCAGATTTCGCCGTGCCATTTGCTGGTCATCTTTAGCTTGCCTCTAGACACAACCACAATGCCGCTTTTCAGTTCATTCTTAGCGTGTTGCTTAACATGAACCATTTCGTGCGCTAGAGTTTTAATCATATCTTCTATCTTCTGGCGCTTCAGGCGAATCGTGAACCACCGTGGATTCCTCGTGCCTTCTTCGTCTACACATTCACCATGAACGTCTAGATTCGTTTCAATCTCCAGATCAATAGAGAGTTTGCGAACCATGCGAGGGTCCATCAACTGACGGGCAAAAAACTCTGCTGCTTCGGTGAGTTCCTCAGCTTTGCGCGCATTGATACCTGATACGTGAACTTCCATTTCATCTCCATCCTCTATGATCTGAACCTAGCACGATTCGAGATAAATGTCAAGAGATATCAGAAGCGTTCAGGACCGCCACAGATGCCGACCGCAAAGGGATACCAAGCGGTAATCGCAGCAATGGCAACGAACGGAATAGCGATGAAAAACTTAATCAACGCAATGGGATGCATAAAACTAACGAGTTCCTTGAACCCAAAGAGTTCTAGGGCAACCAGAGCGAATGCAATAGCAAAAATCTTAATCATAACGAATCACCTTTCTCACTAACTACATTCTCAACATAGCTGATTCTGAAAAAATGTCAAGTGGTTAATTTGGCAACCGAAGGCCTTCAGGATTGATAGGCTCAAGGGTCTTGAACCCCCATTCGACACGACCATCTTCGAGGCGAGGAAGTTCTTGATCTTTCTTCCACTTGAGCCAACCGTTTCCGTAACCGTTGAACCCCCAGTGGCGAGAGAACCACTGACCATCCTCGCGGACAGCAGCATGAATGTGACGGCCGTAGGAGTCATGCCCCATGAACGCTTCGATTGCCTTTGCCATAACGAATCATTCCTTCTCACTGACTACATTCTCAATATAGCTGATTCGTGGAAAATGTCAATCGATAATGTCAGCTTTGTGGCAAAAAAATGCAGGGGTGGCTCCATTGAAACCACCTCCTGAGTTTAAGAAACGACACATAGATTTCACCTTGTCTTCCTCGGCTGAGGAATAGATGGTAAACCCAGTGGTTGTCTCAAAAATGTGGTACTTACCATCGAACGTTCTGATTCTGTATATCAAGTCATTCTCAATCCGCTAAAATCTTTACGACCGGCAGCCTTAGTCATCCACTTCATATTGTCTTCTTCGTTAGCACGAATACCGACCTGAGTGTTGTCCATTACCGGCTTGTCCTGATACTTATCTTTCTTAGGACCTTCTAGAATATTCTCTTGCTCAGAATCATCCACATCATGAAAACGCATCTTAGACTTGTTTACACCGATAACGAACCTCTTGTTTTCATTGATATCGCTATAGCGGTTCTTCAACTGCTTGACAAGGATCTGGTTCATTTCAGCCAGTTCATCTGTTACCATCAGAGCAAACATGAAGTCTACTGTTGCAGGCAAGCCAAATGATTCAGAGGTGTTGTCTAGCCCAAGATCAGAAGAGTTATAACCATCACGATTTGACTGTGTAGCCGTGATGATTGGTAGATCAAACTCAACCGCAAGACCACGTAGTTCTTCGGCAATCGACTTGATGTACATATAACTATTTACAGAACCACCCATCTTCATACGTGTAGACGCACAGATGTTTAGATAGTCAATATAGATCACATCTGGCTTGAAGTTCTTCTTAATACGAAGTTCTTGCAATAGATGCCGGAAGTGTGCAGCACCAGCAGATGATGTTGGATACTCCTTGATAATCAACTTGCCTTGTGTTGACGACTTGATTCGATTGATCTTCTTATTGAAAGAATCTTTCGGTAGATCACGAAGTTCGTCCATCGTGATATTCATCAAGTTGGCGTCAATACGTTCTGCAATACGCTCTTCAGACATTTCCATGGTGATATAGAGAACGTTCTTGCCCATGTCCAGATGATTTGCTGCACAGTGAGTCATAAACATCGTCTTACCAACGCCTGTGGACGCTAGAATACAAGACAACGTTTTCTTAGATACACCACCCTTAGTAATCTTATTGAAATACTTTAGGTCGAACTCTAGCTTCTCTTCCTTCAGATGGTAGAAGTCATACCGCTGTTCAGCATCACCAAGAAAGTCATGCCCGATGTTTGTATCAAAAGAGACTGCCAGAGCCTCAGTTAGAATCTCTGGCAATGCTCCTTTACCGCGTTTGTCATCTTTGCCATCAATGATCTTGATGGAGTCCATGATTGCATTATAGACGGCTCGTTCTTGACAGAACTTCTCCGTTTCGTTAAACAACCAATCAATGGACGTAGCCAAGTCTGCATTGAATGTCTGTACAGTATCTTTGCAGATTGAATACTCATCTTCACTAATATTTGTGAGAGACAAGATTTCAGACTGCAAAGCTTCCTTTGTAGGCACCCTGTAATAAGTCTTGACATACTTGTCAATAAGTCCAAACACGATCTTGTTAGGCCGTGTTTGGAAGTATTCGGTCTTCAGGAATGGGATCACCTTTCTGCAATATTCTTCATTATAAAGTAGATGTGAAAAGATTACCTGTTCTTCAATCACTTAACATCCTCCTGATAGTCAATAAGTCTCATGAACTCTTGACGCTTTTTATAGTGCCAACCCATCTTGCTAATCCAACCAGTGCCTGGATTAGATCCTTGTTCATTCAAATATTCTTTGAACTTAACTTCAAACTCTTCTTTAGTCAATCCGCTTCTCCGTAGATATCCGAGATATCTTCATTAGATACCATATCTTCCTGTGCAAGTCTATAGTTATCCTCAATATACTTGCGGAAAGATTTTGATTTCAAAACAGGAAGCCAGAAATCTTTGGTGTCTGTATCTGCACGGCGATAGTTCTTTGGTAGAACTTCGCCAGTTTCCATGTCAACTTGCTGATACCAACCGTTCTTTGGCTTAATCACATGACCAGAATCTAGAGCAACATCTAGTAGACCAGACCATGTTGAGATACCACCTTCAAAACGAACTTCAATAGGAATCTTGGACTTTTCACGAACATGGCGTGACTTTTCAACATTGATGATGAAGTTGTAACCAGTGACTTCGGTGCCATCTTTCTCTTGTTGACGACCAATGATGAAGATTGTATCAGCAGAATAATAGATACCAGTACCACCAGATACGACGGCCTTTGAGTACATTTCCTGTGTCTGGTATGTGTGATTCACAACGACCATTGGAATGTCTTTGATGTTTAGATGTGGCGTAATCATACGAAACACAGACTTGATCTGCTTCGCCCGTGACATATCTGCAACAGACTTGCCATCCTTGGCATCATCAACTTCTTTCTTAGAAGCCAAGTTACCAACAGAGTCAACAAAGATGATTACCTTGTCGCCACGAGAAATCACTTCAAGTTGCTGCATAACATCAAACTTGAACTGTTCAACGTCGGTGATTGGACTATGAATAACACGAGTAGTATCAATGCCAATGGTTTCAAAATACTTCTTACCAGCACCAAACTCCGAGTCGTAAAAGAGACAGATAGCTTCAGGATATTTGTCAAGGTACGCTTTGACTTCTAGAAGACAGAAGAATGACTTGAAGTGCTTTGATGGACCACACCAGAGAGTTAGACCTGGTGTAATACCACCGTCTAGACTACCTGATAGTGCAACATTGAGCATGGGAATGGAAGTCTGAATCATGTCCTTCTTATTAAAGAACTTGGAATCCGATAGCACATCTGCTTCCTTGATTGTGCTTGCTTTACGTAGTTTGTCTAGAATGCTCATATAATCTCCTTGGTTTAAACCAGTATTCACTGTATCACAAAATCACTTCTTAGGCAATGTTTTTCCAGCGATCTTGTATAGTTTCTTGCGAAACTCTTCAATCTTTGCAGCACGATTTGGCCAATGGATGACATCTTTGTCTGCATCCTTGGCTAGATTGTCTAGTAGTGGTGTGATTGCTGCTAGTAGCTTGTCAATCGTTTGATCGTTCTTTGTTGTCTTAGAGACAATAATCGGTGCTGCAATATCTTCCGATGTGGTCGATGTGAAGCCAAAATCAAAATCTTCGTCCATTAGCTGAAAAAGTCCTCTAGTGTTGCGATCTTCTCTGACTTCCAACCAATCACATCCAGAATGCCCTGTAGTGGTGCAATGAACGCTTTATCAAACTGCATTGGATAGTCGATGTACTTCTCCAAATCAAACTCTGATGGCAACTCAGATGGACAGGAGATGACATTTGTTCTAGCGGGATTAGGTGTTTTCATGTAACAGAACTTCACCTTATCACCGTTTGTTATCTGCTCGTATTTATTACCTAGTCCATGACGCTCTAGCATACGATTGTACAGAATACTGCCACGAACATGAATAGGAGTACCAGAAGCATACGTTTCAATGTCTTTGGTTTCATACTTGTCTAGATCACTGACACCACGAGGGAATGCCACTTCCTCAAAAGGCAACTGTGTAAACATTTTACGAAAATCTGCGATGAACGTTTGCAGTGTCGTTTCACTTTCGTTCATGACAAGATTTAATGCCTTCTTAATATTATCACGACAAGATTGTGGTGTTGATGATTTGACCGCTTCAATGCCAGACATCTTTAGCTTTGCCGAATCGTATGCAACCCCTTCTTGATTCCAGACGTTTAGAATGTATCGCTTCTTTGCTGTCCAGATGGCTTTATCGGCAATAGCTTCACGCTTCATGAACATCTTTTGTGCATATGCATTCATCCGAACAGATAGTTCCAGATATGCTTTATCGATGAATGGTTCAATCTTACTAAGGCAAAACTTATCTAGAACTTCAACGATCTTCTTTGTGTCCGTTTCATCTGGCATGATCTTGTCGACCAGAGGTGCTAGTGTCACATAGATAGAATCTGTATCTGATGCAATGATATAATCATAGTCTGTCGTACCACATAGCTTGTTCAAGTATTCATTCATACGATCAGCAATCCAGCGGATGGAAAGCTGGCCAGACATAGTAATAGCTTCAGCGTGGTTGATGTCATACCAACGGAAGTATTTGTTGCCAAGTGCGCCATAAGCGGAGTTTAGCTGAATCTTCTTCGCCATCTGTAGGTTGTTGAGCCGTGCAATCTCTTTAGCAAGCTTAGGATCTTTGGTCTTTTCATACATCTTCTTGGCTTCGATCATCTGCTTCTTATAGACAACACGATCATCATACATCTTGGCCATGATAGCACCAAGAAAGCCCTGCTTGTCTTTGCGATATACACAACCATTGGCTGCATAAGAGTATTCAGAGCCTTGCAACCCAGTGTCTCTAACTCTCAACAGTTGATCGATGCTTAAGAAGTCCCACATCTTTTCAACAAACGTCTCGGGTGAGATGTTGTATTGTTGAATCAAATGTGGGTACAGAGAGTTAAGGTCGAATGAAACCATCCAACGATGCATACCTGTTTTTGGATCTTTAACATAACCACCAACAAGACTATCATCACTACGACCAGATTTCTTCTGATTGCCTACAACGATATTTCGTTGCATCAGATAGTTGTGGATGATTACGTCCCACTGGCGCACAGATGCTAGTGTATCCTGATAGTTTACCTTTGCGTCATAAGCAATAGCAAACACCAGTTCAATCAGTTTCATCTTATCTTCTAGCCGATCAACGATATGAACGTCATGAATGTTGTATTCAACGTAAAGCTGAAAGTTTCTTTCATACAAATCTTGTAGACTTGTGTAACCTTGTGCTTTATAGTCTAGCTTCTGGTCACCAAGTTCGACCTTGGCAATATGATCCAAACGATAGGATTCCTGTGATGTGTATGTAAACTTCTTGTAAAGTGCCATCCAGTCAAGTACAGTGATGCCCATCATGTAGTATGATGTCATCTTACGTCCCTTGATTTCAACATCATACTCGCGAAGCATTTGCCATGGGCTAAGACGCTTCGCAGCATCTTCTCCTAGAATCATCCGAATGCGACCAACAAGATAGGGAACGTCAAAAAACTCTACGTTCCAACCAGTCAGCACATCTGGGCTATAATCATAGGAGTTCCAGATATCTAGAAACTTCTGAAACAGTTGGTATTCATTTTTGCATTTGTAGTAGGTGATGTTGTCTTCGTGTGGTGTATAATCTCCACAACCAAACACCGCTTTCTTACCATTGCGCGAAATGGTAATAGCAGTCACTTCATTTGGAGTTGTTTGAATGGCAGTAGCAATATCTACATCGCCAACCACAGTTTCGATATCAAGACTGACAACAGAGATTGCAGAAGGATCGTACTTGATTTCACCTGGAAATGTGTCATACATGAATGGATAGATGAAATGGGTCATGCCATAGATTGGCATTCCATCGATGTTTTCATATTTTTTCTGAAACTCTTTTGCATCATCAACCGAATCGAAGTCGATCTTACCCACAGGAGAACCATGGATGTTTTTATACTTCGTATGTTCTGTTGTAGGAATAAACAGATATGGCTTATAGTTGACAACTTGCTTTACTTGTTTGCCGTTTTGAATGCCGCGTACATACATCTTGCCGCGCTGCATGAATGTGTTTGTGTAATAATCCATATCACCTCAACTGTTTAGAATCTCTCAATGGCTCATCTTACACCAAAGCGAGAGATTAGTAAACAGATAAATGTCGATCTTGCATTTTTATCAGATATTCGTTTAGCTTATCAATGTAGCCCATATTACGTAACTCCTTAAAGAGGAGGTTCTCAACAGAAAGTTCACCAGATTTGTGAATACCAGAAGAACGCATATTGCGGATCTTGATCTTGAGGCGCTTAATGTCCTCGCTATGGTCACCAGTCTTTGTGAGAACATCTTCGATCTGTTTGATTAGATGTTCAAGTCTATTCTTAAAGCCTGTGTCATTGTGAAAGTCACCTGGCTTCTCTTTTCTTGGCTTGAACAGCCACTTGTCTTGCATTAGAGAGTAGACACCACGATTTGCTTTAGGTGACACCAACTTCTCTCTATAACTCTGCGCATATAGTTCAACAGGATATCCCATGACAGTCAGCGATGGATGTTTGTATCCCCATAAAAGTTTCTTATCATAAAGATAATCATCAAGATACACGCGGTTGATACCTGGAATCTTTGGAATGTTGATCAGTAGATGAACGTCTAGATCGGAATGTGGTGTATAGTTATAGTTTGCATTGCCACCAGTGAACACGATGTCTTTGATAGCATCTTCTGGAATATTGGCAAACACAGCAAACATTCTACCAATCAATAGAAGACGTTCTTTGATGTTCTGCTTTAGTTCATCACCATCCCAGATAAGAGGATTCAACTCATCATGATACTGAAACGTAAGAGAGATATCTTCTCTTAGAAAGTGACCAAACTTGTGCATTGACATTCCTTATAGATTTTGATAAGGATCATAGTTGGCATCTGGGTACCATGAACCATTGAAGAGTTTGTTTTGATCTTTTACAGAAACAAACTGGACATGATCCATGTCCTTGAATGTATGTACTGATTTAGGAGTGCCCCAATCTGCACCAGAGATAAGACCGTGCTTTGTTGCTAGTCTGCAAAGGAACGTATAGTCGCCTTCAAATGAAGGTTGACCATTGACCAGCTTTACGATATCACAAGCAAGCCCATAGTGATGTACACCAACATTCTTCAGCTTCGTGGCATGTTGATTGAAGAGTTGTACCTGGCGTTCATCTGAGCGATAAGTTTCTAGGATCTTTAGTGGTTGACCAGCAGCAGCAGATTCTGCCATAAGTGCCTCGACTTTGGCTTTGAACGCTGGGAATAACAAGTCTAAAGAGTTTACCATGTTTGTTGTATGAAACAATGGGCTCTTTTGGATTACATCTGTGTAGAAACTCATCGCTATAGTCCTTGAAACAAAAAGAGAGGGACAATATGCCCCTCTCTATTTATAGATTATCCTAGATAATCCCATTCGTCCTCAGTATATGGCCACATAGACAATCTCCTTATAGTGCAAGAAGATTATACATAGTGATCAAACATAGACCTGCAATGGTAAACCCTGCAACTCTTGATACAGGGACGATGTATTTTTCTAGCATTTATTTTCCTTCTCTTTCAGCCAGATATTCTGCGGTAGAAGAAGATTTTTTTGTTGTATGGATATCATGTTTGTCTTGAATGTCAATCTTCTTCGGTTTCTTATGTTCTGGAATGACATACTCCAGACCAACGCGAAGAATCCCATTTAGAAGTTCTGCGCCAGTGATTTCAACATGATCAGCAAGTGTGAACTGGCGCGTAAATGGACGCATTGCCAATCCTTGATGTAGAAATAGTGGCCAAGTCCATTCGCCTTCTGAATCTTTCTCAGAAGATTCACCTGACTTGACATTGCCCTTAATAGTTAGTTTACCATCAGAGAGTTCAACGTCAATATCTTCGCGTGCGAAACCCGCAACTGCCACTTCAATGACATACTTGTTTCCATCAATCTTTTTGATGTTGTATGGTGGGTAGTTCGTAGAAAGCTTTGCTGTCTGCTCTGCCGCTGATGCTAGTTTCTGTACTAGAGGATCAAAGCCAACAAAAAACTTATCTATTTCTGGGGTAAAAGCAAAGCTTGAGCCGTAAAAAGTGTTAGCCATATTAGTTCTCCTATTTAAGCGAGAGTTGATGTAATGTCTACCCATTTGGCATAGACGAGTTATTTATAAACGTTTCCACTTACTGCCGAGAAGAATCCTGGTCTTCATTCTGAACCACCAGGATTTCTCTTCTCTAAACTTTAACACGATTGCATTAGGATCACCAAATACAACCCACTCCCATATGAAGGGTGGTAGCTTCGGTGTAGGCGTCCATACTGGTTCCCATGGTTGCATAATGTATCATCCTGAAAGTTTGTCTTTTATAAATACTAATGTAGATCGCGGTGACTTGGCCGAAACCCATCTACTCTAGAAACTTGGGAGATTCCAGCATGACTACTTATACACCC